CTATTAGGTTTATAAATTTTTTAACTTAAGTAATTAAAAGGGCCCTGATTATTCAAGGCCCTTTTTTTGTTGCTTATTAAATTTGACAATGTAATTGTAAACTGTTTTGTCTGTTACACCTACTTCTGCCGCAGCTTTTGTTTTATTCCCATTATGTTTTAAAAGAGCTTTTTTAATTAAGTCTTCTTTTAATTCAGGCAAGGTCATAATCCAAAAGCTTTAATAGTTTTCTCAAAAGGTCTACCTGGTAAGTCTTTTACAAGAAGCAGCATGTGCTGCGCAAGTTCTCTAATTTCTTTTTGGGCATGTTCTGAATCACGCAATTTTAAGAAATGATAAAAACTTCTCCAGTTAAACATCACGTCCATAGTTATTTGCGAATTCATTGTTTTGAAAAAACGCGCTGATTCTTTAGCCCTCTTACGACCAAGAACAGGTGTAAGATCTTTTAGACAATTGTGATATAAATAATTTGATATCTCAGTGAAGTCTTTCAATACAGTTGACCAATTATCAGCTTTAACTTTCCAAGACAATTCATCTTCTGAATATTCATCATGTAAATATAAATCTTCAGATAATGGAAGATCTTTCCAGTCTTCGGGAATATAAGTCTTATCTTCTTTCAACTCTTTGTAGCGTGCTGACTCACCATTGATTGAAACACCTATACGATGCTTTAAAAGATGAATATGAGTAGCTTGATCTACAGTAACTAAGAAATGCAGTGATGATTTTTCAAAAGGAGTATGATGTCCTTCTTTAGCAAGCATTTCAAGTAATTTGTCAACTCTTTCTAACTTATCTTCTGACAAGTCTCTGGAAGTACTGGTCCATGCTGATTGTGCATGAACCAAGTCTGTTCCATAGTATCCTAAAAGTTCTACTTTATTTTTCATTAGAATGTAAAAATTTGTGGTGGTTTGTTGTAATGTTCTTGATATAACTGAATTTCCTCTTGATCAATAAAATTTACCATGTCAGAAATCTGTTCAATTGTGAAACTTGTATCAGTTACATCCCCGTCTTCTGTAGTCCCCATTATAAGAGCATGCCCAAACAATGGTTGTACAGGAAACAGATCAATAAAGAATGCGCCAGGTATATCTTCAGTGTTTTTCAAAAGACCTTCATCATCTACATAAATGATTTCATTTGTTGGTTCTTCTGTTTGAGGATAAACTGTAGCAATAATATCACACTCAAGTGATTTGTAAAAGTCACTGAGCTGTGGATTTTCAAATTCCACAGACTCAATGCATTTGTTTTTCGCGTCAATGCGTATAGCTTTCATAAATTTTTAATTAAGGTCCAAAATAGTGATACCCTGATTCCACATCATCATCATTTCCTTCTGCAATATTATAACATATTCCAGCAAGTGTTGAATTTGTGTTTTTATTTTTGTCATCCTTCTTAATAAAATATCTTGAAGTTTGCATGTAAGTATAGTCAGCAGATTCTTCAAAAGAAGCGACATACTTTTTAGTAGCTGTAAACACATCATCCCATGTGTATTCAGGATACTCTTTAAAGAACCATACAAATGCTGCAACAAGTTCTTTAGGATTAGTACGAAAAGCTAATGTAGTACCAGCTTTTTTACCAGCAGGAAATAATTGATTGTATTGAACAATCTTATCATCCCATTCTGCTAGTGCAATTGGATTTTTCTTAGCTCTCTTGGCTTTGTTCAGAATGTGTTCACACTCTTTCAAAAGGTGTTCCCCTGCCAGGGTAATTTTGTAAACTTCATTTACACCTGTAAATTCTTTTACAAGATGTCCAGTAGTTTCAAGACGGTATTGTTCTGTCTTAAAATTTACATAGGACGGATACATGTAATTATTAAAAGTGCAATGAAGTACAAACAATCCATTAGGGCTTACCTTGTTTTTGACTAGATAATCATATAGATCCTTCATGTAAATTGGTTTTTAAAATTCAAAGTTAAGAATTAGAGGTCGCAAATTGCGACCACTAACTCAAATAAATTATCCTGCACATGATTCACAAGAAAGAATATCTCTTGCAAATTCTTGTGCTGCGTTTTGTCCTAACTGGTAATACAAAGTTTTGATTCCCAGTTCATGAGCTTTTAACAACAAAGTATTGATATCTTTAGTAGGAGTTTGGGGGTGAATCATCAAGTTCAAACTTTGACCCTGGTCAATGTATTTTTGACGAGTTGAAGCTTGAATAATAATTTCCATCTGAGAAATTTCCATAAAAGTTCTGAATACAAGTTTTTCATCTTCTGATAAAAAGGACAAGTGTTGAACACTTCCTGCCTTTTGTAAAATTGATTCCCATACTTCCATAGTATCTTTACCTTTTTCAGCAAGAAGTTCTTTAAGATAAGGATTCTTTACAGCATGCTTAACTTTTGCTGTCTTTTTGATGTAGTAGTTACTTGTATATGGTTCAATACTTTGTGACTGTTGACCCATGATGAAAGAAGAAGATGTGTTAGGAGCCACAGCTGTCAATGTTGTGTGACGTCTTCCATATCCTTTTAAAACTTCAGGCTCACCATATTTCTCAGCCATTTCAGCTGACGCAGCCCAAGCTTGATCTTGAATTGTTTTAAAGATCAAGTTATTTGTCATTTTTGCTTCCATAGACTCAAAAGGAATCATTTTACTTTGCAAGTATGAGTGATATCCTGATGCTCCTATTCCAATAGCTCTATGTCTTTTGGCAAAACGTATTGCGCGTTCAATGAAAGGTTTGTTTGAATAAGCTTGAATAAATTCTTCTAGTACAGCATCTGCAATATAAACAGCAATTCTAACAGCATCTGTGTCTTTCCACTCATCAAACTTGACAAGGTTCATTCCAACAAGATCACACACAAATGATTCTTCTTCAGTAGAAGGAAGTAAAATTTCAGTACACATGTTAGAAGAATTGATGCGGGCTTCTGTATCTGTATATACATCAACAGTATTGTTATTAACGTTGTCAGAAAAGAAAATATAAGGGAATCCTGTTCTGTTTCTACTGTCAATTACCATTGCCCAAAGTTCACGCTTGTCCATATCACCAGCTTTCATTTCTTCAAGCCATTTGTCATTTACACAAACTCCAAAAGGAAAACGCTGTAGTTTATGCCCTTCACCATTGATTCTCAAAAAATCTTTAATATCACCATGAGTAATATCTAGATACGCAGCAAACTCACCGCGTCTTACATTACCTTGAGAAATTACATTTTTTGTAACATCAAACATTTGCATAAAATGTACAGCTCCATGAGTTTCACCACCAGTTGAAATTGCTGTACCTGCTGGACGCAAATCGCCAAAATAACCAGAAGTTCCTCCTCCAATTTTGCAAAGCATGCCTACTTCAGCATTAGCTTTTACAATAGACTCAATACTATCACTAATGTGGGTGTTAAAACATGAGATACCAGAACCACGTCCAGTTCCTACATTGCTCCAAACAGGAGATGGTAATACATAGTATCCTTTTTCAATGTAGTCTTTGACTTTTTCTGTTAATGTTTTGTCATTGTAAGTTTTGCCAACTAGATTAGCAATTGATTCAATTCTATCTTCAATAGATTCGTTGTTGTGAAAATACCCTCTTCCCATAAATTCTTCACTGAGGGGGGTGTACCAGTCCATTTTTGTTGCCATGTTAAAATAAGTCTTTACTTGTTATAGATTTTTGAAATTTAGTGTAGTTAGTTCCTTGAGTATTAAAGAAGTCATTGCGTACATATCCATAGATTGCTTCAATCATCCAGTATAGTTCGCCTAATACTTCTTGATCAATCTCAAATAGTTCTTTGCCACCAATGGCAACTAATGATGAGTTAAACCTAGATTTGATAAACTCAATAACAGCTTCTTTAGAAACACTGTCAATGGTCCCTTCTTCAAAAATCCAGTCAATAATTTTTACTTCAGCATCAAAAGCTTTTTTACAAGCCCTGTAAATCTTGTCATAAAAATCTTGGTCAAACCATTCAGGATACTCTTTTTTAATTAAATTGATTACATGCATTCCTAACTGTGCGTGAATAATCTCTTCTTTCATTGTTGCTTCAATCACGGTATCAACCTCTTTAAGCATGTTTTTCTTTTCAATAAAAGATTTAACAATTGCAAATTGACTAAATAATGAAACATTTTCAATAAACATTGAGAACAATGCCAAGTTAAGAGTGTAAACTTGTTTTGCGTTTTCACCAGAGTTCTTTAAATACTTTGTAAGATAATCAACTCTTCCTCCAATAACAGGATTCTGCAGTAACATATCAAACTCATTGTTTAAACCAAGTACTTCTAGTAATTTTGAGTAAGCTTCAGAATGGACAACTTCATTTTCTGCAAATGTAATTCCAACTGAATTAAATTCTGGCTTAGGAATATGATCACCAAGTTTTGCCCAGAATGTCTTCACAGATACTTCAATCTGTGAGATGGCTAATAAAGTACGCTTGATTGCTTCCTTTTCAGCATTTGTGAGTTTGTGTTTAAAGTCAAATGCATCAGAGTCAAAGTTAAACTCTTCTACATCCCAGCGACTGTGTTTAATGGCATCTCTGAATTTGATAATTTCAGGATACTCATAGGGCTTGAATGCCACACGTTTGTCAAAAATACCCATGGTTGTTTATATTAATTGTTAATTTTTAAAAGGTAAAATACTGATACACAGTACGTTATTGGCAAAAAAACCTGGCAAAGTTTTAAAGCTTTCCAGGTTGAATGAATGATTCTTATAGGAAGAACCACTCAAATAATATACAAATTCTAGCTGTCATTGCCAAGACAATTAGAAGCAATTTTGTCAAAATCAAAAAAGTTCATAGGGAGAACAAAGATCATGAATTTATTTTTAAAGACAAAGAAATTATAGCAGTTTATTTTTGGAGTTTAGAGATAATTGACTATATTATATATGAGAGAGGTAGGAGTATAATTTATTGTTTTATAAACTTATATTCTTACAAAAATGGAAAAAAATAGAGGGTCTTATCCTAAAGAAGAGGTTATTAGCATACTTAAAGAGTGGGCTAGTCCTGTTCTTATTGGCATTGTAGGCATGTTACTCTGGAGAGATGTGACGGAAATGCGCAATGACGTTAAACTTTTACTTACCCAACAAAGCGCTGACAGAGTTAAAATTGAACAGCTAGAAGATGATGTAAAGATTCTTAAAAACTATGTTTTTACACAATCACAACCATCAGATCCAAATTCTGGTAATTCACCACAAAACACAAAAGAGAGACAAACGGCCATCTACAAAGATGAGGAATATGAGTTAGTACCTGTTCCTAAAAAAAGAAAATAATAAATCATGAGAAAATATCTTACATCATTAAGAAAGTGGATACATGAACTCACCAAAGATGAAAGAGGTGCAGTTTCTGTAAAACCTGTGATTGCTATTATAGGTGCTTTGTTTTTGTGTGTAACGATGACAATCAGTGCTATGAAACCTGATTTTAAACCTTCAGCTGATTTAATCAATGCAGTAATGGTGATTACAGCAATAGGTATGGGAGCTGACACTTTTGATAAATTCTCTTACAAGAAACCAGATAAAAAGGAACCTGACCCAGAAGTCTAACAAAAAAAAATAAAACCAATGAGCCAACGAATTTATTTAATAGTTATTGCAGTACTAGTTTTCATAATTCTTTTACAGCGATCATGTACACCTTCAGGTAATATTACTGGTCTAAAACCAGGTAAAGCTGAAGTTGTTTATGATACAATTTGGAAAACAGTCACTAAAACAGAAACAAAACGTGTACCTTTAATTCTGAGAGACACTACTTTTCTACCTGGTGACAGTGTTTTTGTTCCAGACACAAATTATGACAAACTTAAAATTCAATATGAACTTTTAGCAAAGAACTATGGAACAAGAAATATATATCGTGATTCAGTACAACTGGATACTCTTGGATTTATTGTTGTAACAGATACTATTCAATACAACAACATTAAGACTAGGTTATATAAGCACAATTATAAGTTACCAACTGTTGTAGCTACAGTGCTTCCTCAACCACGCAGGCAATTGTATATAGGAGGTGGAATTTCTATAGACAATGGTCTTGGGTTATCTAATTTACAAACTGGTTTACTTTACAAAAACAAAAAAGATCAGATATATGGATTGCATACTGGGATTTCTCAGAACTTGCAACCATATTTTGGCTTTTCAATGTACTGGAAAATTAAACTTAAAAAAGATTAACCATGAATATTAAACAAGTTGAGTTCCCAACAAGTCAATACTTTCAAGAACAGCATCCTAAAAAACAAATCTTTTTACATCACACTGCAGGTAACGCAAGTGGTGAACAGGTATTTGCAGGATGGTCCTCTAATTCAGAAAGAATTGCAACATGTGTAGCCATTTCTGGTAAGGGAAAAAATACAGTTGATGGTCAAATTGTTCAGGGATACAGTTCTAAATTCTGGGCTTACCATCTAGGATTAAAGCAAGAGATTTTTACAAAACATGGCGTTAAGTACCAAAGCCTTGATAAGATATCAATTGGTATTGAGATTTGCAACTGGGGCCAACTTACTTTAAAAGACGGCAAGTTTTACAATTATGTCAATAGAGAAGTACCTGCAGATGAGGTTTGTACATTGGAAAAACCCTATAAAGGATACAAGTATTTTCACAATTATACAGATGCTCAAATTGCAAGTGTAAAAGAATTATTGCTCTTATGGAAGGAAACTTATCAAATTCCCTTATCTTATAATGAAGACATTTGGGACATTACTCCAAGAGCTCTTAAAGGTGAAGCGGGTATTTACACACATAACTCTGTAAGAAAAGACAAAGTTGATATATATCCACACCCAAAAATGATAGAGATGCTGAAAAGCTTATCTTAAAATATTAAAAAAAGCTATACTTCAATAGTTTAGTTGGTTTCTTCTTCTGTAGAAAGTCCCCCTTTTCAGGGGGATTTTCGTTTTAAACCAGTTCTACAATATCATCAGCATCAACAATTGTATACTTGTTAGGCATAGTCTCATTATGGTTAATGAAGTTTAGCATAATTGTCAGTTCAGCAATCTGAGAATAATCCAATACTTTACCAGTCTTTTCTTCCCATTTGATTCTATAACCATTTCCTGTATTAAATACAGTCATTATTATTTCATCTTGAACATGATCAGACCAGGTACTACTTTTAGACCTTCTCATAACATAGAGGTCTTCATCTGCAGGAACATGAATTGTATATTCTACATTATGTCCTTCAGGATCTAACACTAAATAAAGTTTGTTTTTGTCAAGCATAGCTTTTGGATTTAAAAGAATCCTTCAGTGTGAGCAGGAAAGTCTTCTTCTTCTAGTGGAGGAATAAGATTAAATGTTTCACAGAATTCTTTGGTTTTGGTAATTAATTCTTGTAATGTGCCTGTGTTGTCAATTGTGATTTCAAAATCATAATTGTCAAGCGATGTTTCTGATGGATGATCTCCTGTGTCAGAATTTCTATTAATTCTAACAAGAAGTCCTCCTTTTTGTTTTACAGCTTCTGCTTCATTTGGAAAACGCACATCTGTAATTAACCATCTGCTTGTATTGTTATACGTTGCAAATGTGGCGTTAACCCAAGTGTTTGTATGTAATCCGTTGCGCATAGCTTCAGTTCCAAGTTTTTGTAAAAACTCACGTACACTCATCATCTCTAAAAACGTAATGTCTTTAAAAGGTTCAACAGCGTTAAGAGGACTAGATGTTGTGGGTGTTGCCCATTCTTCACCTAAAAGTGATTTCTTAAATTCTTGGTCTTCAAATTTGTAAACAGGTATTCCTGTGAGTAATGAAGCAACTTCTTTTAATTTGCCAGCAAATTTCTTTACTGTCCATTCTGTTTTAATAACATTTGGATTTGGCATTTTTAAATAGTGCTCAATTGTAGCGTCAGTCAAGTAAGGAGTGCTTACAATAATCTTAATTAGCTCAGCAAAAGTATCTTTTCCTGAACCAATCTTTCCTGATATTCCTATCAGTCTTACTGGTTGTTTTCTTTTTTCCATTCTCTTAGTCTGGTTATTAAACTGGGTTTTGAAATGTCAAGTCTGTACCTCATTCTCAAATACCTTCTGAGAAGTCGTACTCTGTTTAATGATGTGTTTCTGTTTTTGACTTTTAAATAAGCCTCTTTGATAATGTCTATCATTTGTTTATAGTTTATGGTTTACTGTAAACAATAGAACAGGGGTTTTTAGGCCCCTGTCTTTTGTCATTAACAATTAAAATGGAGTAATTTCAAAAATTTCCTCCTCAGTTTTGACTTCATAAACTGAAGGTTCTGCTTCTACTATAGAAATTGCTTCAGTTTCTTCATCAAAGGTGTGCTCAAGTCCAAGCATATTTGCAAAAACTTCATGAACAGCTACTTGATCATCCATCCATGTAGACGGATGAGAATCTTTTAGTGAAAGTGTTATGTGATTATATAACGCCCAAGCACTATCAGAGTCAACTTTGTACTCAAAACTTGGTTTTTCCAACTCAGTACGAATTTGATTGAGCTGCATTGTGTTCAAAATTTTCTTTTTGAAAAACAATTCACCTAACAAATCATGTTGAGCAGTAGATGTAAGAAGTACATCTTTCATCTTATCCTTATGTTCAACAAGGTTTTCCCAGTATAATTCTGAGTCTTTAATAAACTCGCCAATTTTACCTTCAGCTAACAAGTCAGCAGCACCTTTATGTACGCGTTTGTACGCACCAAATTTGTTATTGTTAAGCATCATACCATTGTTGCAAACTTTTACAAGTCCACCAAGGTTGAAACGAAACGCATATTGCTTGTTGTAAGAGTTTAAAAAGTTGGCAGACAACTCAATGTCTGGATCAGCTTTATAATTCATCCTGAAGGTTCCTACGGCTACCTGAGCATCATTTGAACAACGATACTCTTCACCTGTAATGATGAAACCAGCATTTGTGATTTCAGAACGCACTCTATTGATCACATTACTGTGAGCAATTGGCGTGTATGTGTCAGTTTTTGCAGGTAATCCTGCACCAATCATTTTGGAATACGCTTGCATTCCGCTCATTGTTCTTTTCATATTAAAAGAGAGATAATTGTGTTAATTGCATATGTGGAGGAAGAACATCAGATGTTTTTTCTATCTTTTTAATCTCTTCATAGATCTTATCTAGATAAAACTTTTCATCTACCTTGTATTCTTCCCATGGTTTGTCTTCAAATTTATTGAAGATTGTTTGAAGAGCTTTTCCACTCTCCAGTTGGATTTCCCTGCCATCTGGGTTGCACTTGATAATTTTAATTCCATTCTCAGAAATATAGTAACGCACTAACTTTTGAAGTTTGTTTGTTACATATTCACCATTTTTGAATCCTCTTTCTTCAAAATACCAGTCACCTCTAAGTTTTGCACCAACGCAATAATCATAGATGTTGCGGTTTTCTTTTAAGAATTCTGCTGGATCTTTTCCTTTAACAAAATAAGCATACCAAGCTTTAGGAACAATCAGTAAAGATTTGTTCTTATGTAGTGCTAATTCATCAAACTCAAAACGTCCTTTACACTTTGTTTTACCATCTTTGTATATTGCAATGTAGTTATTTACATCACCAATAATCATTTTCTGGTATTCAACAGTTTCAAGTTGTAATTGAGTTAATGCTTCCCACTCTTTGCATATGTCATAAAACTTAGATTCATGTTCCTCATCTACAAGAAATTCAAGACCATCCGTATTTTGCATCAATGGAATTGCACCAGGAATTCTAGTTGCAATCATCTCATACAGCATACTAAGAAGTAATTGTCCATTCACAGTAATTCTGAATGTAAACTCAGGATCATATAGGAAAGAATACTTGTTCTTACTTAAACCATAAGTTGAGTTAAGAATAATCTTAAATAAGTAGTTTAGTGGAGAAGATTTTGGGTACTTCTTACGCTCTTCAAAGAACCACTCATACAGTTCACAGAACTCTTCTTTTGGTAAATGAGCAGGGGACCAGTTGTTTTTAATTGCTAAATTTGGATAAAATGAAGTAACGTCAGCACTCAGAATCTTTTTTCCAGGTGTAGCTTCATATATACCAGATTTAATACAACCATGTAGTCCACCCAATCCATAATCTGTAGGCGTGTTTTTGAAATTCATCCTATATTTAGGACCCGCTTCTTCTTTTTCAGTGTTTATTGATGTATCAACAACTAGACTTTTGAACCAGTTGTGTACAGCTTTAAACTCAGGAGTTTGAAATTCAACAAAAGGTAAAATGATATCTCTTACAGTAACAAAAGGACGTTCTGTCTTCATTATTTTAATATCATTTTTGTTTCTTCCTAACTTATCACTCAAGAAGTGTAAGAACATTTCTTTACTTATGCGAGGTTCACTTGCACTGTGCAAAGAAAGGTTATATGTGGCACTCAGTTCAGCTCTAAGGTTGATCTGACTTGCCATTACTTGCTCTCCTTTTGGATTCTTTAGTATAAAGATTTCTTTTGTTGAGAGTACGTCATTGATACAGTAGTTAACAACCATATCCAGTGTTTCTTGATCTTCTACTGGTTGATTATGTGGATGAGGCATCTCTTCTACATTAAACCAATCCATAGAAAACTGAACCCATTTTAGAGAAGTACGTTTTGCATTACTGTCCCAATGGTTCAGCTTAAATATATCTACACATGGAATAGTAAGCTTAAATTCTGGATAATCAAGGAATTCACCCCTGTTAGACTTGTCAATAATAGTTTTTACATAAGCATAAATTCTTGCTGCAAATTCTTCACCCTGAAGACCAGAGTAAAAATCTAAGTTCTCAAGAATATGTTCAGTAATCTGCGCGTCAAACGCTAAGTTATTGTAACCAAAATGCCAATCTCTATTTTGCTGATTTTCAAGTAAAAATCTAATAAACTCATAAGTATCATTGCGTTGTTTACCAATCACAAAGATGTGTTGTTCATCAGAATCATAAGACCTAAAAACAGCAACAAAACAATTGATAATGGTTTCATAGTCCATTATCCAGAATTTTCGCTGTCTAGTCATTAATTTTCTGTTTCAGGATTACTTAAATCAATTGGTTCATTAATGATGTTCAATGCTTCATGATCAGAGTTCAAAGCAAACATTTGAATAAAGCGTTCAATGTCACTCTTCTTATCAATGTAGTACTCATAGTATGTTTCCATAATCCTACGTTCTTCAACATACTGCTGTCCTTCTGCACCACGCAAAGGAATTACTTGACCTTTGTCTGTTAACTTTGGAAGCATTTGTGGTTTGTCTTTTTTGTCCTTGCTAATTACAGCAAGTACACGTGTGTTTGGATCATAGATCACCTCATTAAAAGGACACTCCATTGATAATGGTAACATGCGGAAGCTTTTGCGTCCATACCAGTCTGTGCTGTACACAAACATACATTTTGTTTCTTTTTGCATTTTTGGTTTTTATTAATTTAGTTTATAAATTCTAATCCTTGTGGGCATTCTACTGTGAATGTTTCTTTTTCAAAGTTAACACGGTCACATAGTTCTCCCACACTTCTCATAAAATCTTCTTCTACTCCAAGAATTTCAGCATATTGCTTAAAATACTTTGCTGGAAATATAAAAGACTCAATGTACACCCATTCTGGCGTGTGTATACCGTAATAGTCAGCTAATATCTTCTTTGTGTGTGAAGACATTTTAGAATACTTACCACTCAAAAATGAATCAAAATCTTCACTTACTGAGTTAAAATCAAAGATATATACAATCTGGTTATTGTCAAGGGGTACACACATGTCTAACATCTTATGTGTTATCAAATACTCTCTCTCAAATGTTTTCCATTTTTCATCATCTGTATTCTCATAAACACAAATTAGTTTTCTAGAAGACTTGTTATAAGCACTGCCAGCCCAGCTCAAATAAGTTTGAACTGGACGTGGGTGCTTGTCTTTTTTGAAACCTAGTAGTGGATACAAAAATGTAAATGACTTTTGGAAATACTTGTCGTATATCTTAGATATCATAATACTACTTCATTGTTGACTAAAAATTCGTAAGGTAATTCAAATGACTTGTTTTCAAAGTGAAAGTTAGCTCTCAGAATCATTTCATCTGCTTTTACTAACCACTCTTTCATTGTATTATCAGATACTCTAATTGGTGCAATTTGCATGTACGGATCTACTACAACAAATCTGAATGTGATTTTGTAATCAGCATATTCAGGCTTGCTTAAGTAAACATGCTCAACCATTTTGTAATAAATGGCAGCTTGCATCCAGTAACGATAATACTCTATACTATCTTTAAAAGAACCAATGTCTTTTGAAGTCTTCTTTAAATCATTTACTCTGATTTCTTTATTGGCGCTGTCAAAAACAAGATTATCAATAAATCCTCTTAATCCAAACAAGAATTTTTCATCAAACATTGCAAGTTCAATTTCATTTTGTTTAGTAACACCATTAAAGCTATCACCAAAGAATCCCATTACATCCATAACAACAGGTTTGCTTTTGATTTTCTCAACTACAGATTTTGCAAAATCATAAGTATCTTGATCAATAACAGTTCTGCCAACAGATTTTTTCATGTATTCCCAATAGGCAACATGATCTTCAGTAATAATTTTATCTAGACGTTGTGCATCAGTTTTCAATGTCTGATACAAATTCATGTCAGATAAAATATCAATGATAGCACCTGAAAATTCATGTAAATCTTCACGCTTATCACCATCATTTTTTAATTCTTTGTAATGAGCAAACAAAGTTTGTAATAATTTTTTAGGATTATCACTTGGGGTACTGACTGAGCTTAAAACAAACTCGTCATCAAAACCTTCAGGTTTTAATAATAGACAGTGGATAAGTTTACCTTCTACCATGTTTTTATCTTCTGTGTCATCACGTTGACCTAAAACATAGTGATTGTAAAACAAAGCAGGGCTGAATAATAACTTATTCAATCCTGAATACGACAATAAAAAAGGTTTTGAAAAAAACTCTTCTTCTTTTTGCATGCGTTCTGCAAATGCAACATCTGATGTGAATTTAGCTACTGCCATTTTTTTTAACATTTACAATTTTCCATATCTCTTGCAAAATACCTACCTAGAATATTTCCGTTATATGTGTTTTCTTTCAGCACATCATTTTTTACTTGATGTGAAAGTTCACAATAATTCAAATACTTTTTAGTACAGCATAATTCCAAGATTTCCCTTTTAAAATTTTCAGGTCCAAGTCTAGCAACATCAGATTTTAAATCAACTGATGAACCATAATAAGTCATCCAATCTGATTCTTTCACAACTTGTTTGAATACTTTTCTTGTACCTGTTTCAGTCTTCTCCTTTTTGGAGATTTTAGTCTTACGCTTGTGGTAAAGACTTTTTTGTCCAATATAAAACTTACCAGTTTTTAAATTGGTAATCTTATATATGAACCCTATGACTTCCTCATGATTAGGAATATCATCAACTTTTGTTACCTTTTTCTTAAGGTAGGTCCAATTTGTCATAAATAAAGTGTGTGAGTCAACAAAAATAAGAAATTATTAATCAACTGACTGCATATCAGCATACTTTTCTACAGCGTTTGTCAATTTTGGGACAAATTCAAGCATTGCTTTTTGTACACCATGGATTTTTACTACATCAGCAATATCTTTTTCCAATGGTAAATAACAAAAAGGAAGCTTATACTTTTCTTCATAAGCTTTCATTGCTTTTATACCTGCCTCATCACTATCAAATATGGTTACAACAGCATCATATATCTCTTTAAATTCAAAGATAACGTCTTCTTGTAACAAACTGTTTTCACTATCAGGAGCCACAACATCAACATTCAGTTTCATACTCTTAATTGCCAGGCAATCTTTCAAGGATGAAGCTATGATTAATATTGGTTTGTTCTCTAACTGCTGATAGCCTTGTATGTAATCACAGATTTTAATAAACTTCTTTTCTTTATTCTTAGGTTGGTAGATTTTGTAAAGAATACCTTCTCTTGTAAAATAACCATATACATGTTTACTTACAATGGTAAACTCATCTTCAACCTTGTTGTCATGAGTGACTTTTTGCATGACGTATCTGTCCAAAGGCACAACATAATACTTGTTTAACAATTCGCTGTCAATATTGTATTGTGACCAGAATTCAGCATCATTCTTGGTCCAGCCTCTTGTCTTCCATCTATCAACTTTCCATTTAGAATGTTGAACTATTTTTGTTTCGCAGATCTTACCTGTTCTTATATAGTCAGAATAATCTTTAATGATTCTCTGAGAAGCTTCAAAAAAGTTAACATTCCATACGTGCATCATTAAATCAACAGGACCACCTGCTTTTCCAGTAGAAAAACATTTATATTTATATGACGCAGTTTCTTCATTGTAATAAATATACATTGAAGGAGTTTTGTCATTAATATTAAATAGACTATTGATTCTAACGCTTTGACCTGTAAGACTTTGAGATAGACCAAGATAGTTTTCAAAGATCCATTTTGCAGGAACTTCATTTACGTCATCAATAAAAGATTTGGATGAAAACATATCTTACAAAAATAAATAAAAAAGGGGTGAGATGTTATTCCCACCCCTCAATTAAGATGAAATAATAATTAAGAAGGCAAGTTCAAAGTAGCTGGTGCAGTACCACCTTCTGCAAATGTATTATTTGCAATTGGAGTTGCAGCATTAAGATTGAACATGTCATTAGCAGGAATACCTGCAGCTTGACCGCCAAATTCTGTCACAGTTTGTGCTGGTTCTTCTACTTTCACAATGATGTGTTTAGCAGCGTTGTAAGGCAACAAGTTTACAGGATTACCTTCTGCATCTTCCAATGCTGAGTAAGGTAATAACTTACCTTCTTGCTTAGGGAAGAATAAACGGTAATTAGCTCTGTCATAACCTTCAGTAAAATACTCTTGACCAGCAACAGTAAACTGAGCCCATAAACCTGGAGCTGTGATAAATTTACGAACTGCATCAACATACTCTTCAATTGTTGCAGCTTGAATACCATTTCCAGCATTCATTGCATCAAATACACCAAGTTGTTTTGCAAGATTGTTAATCCAGCGGAACATTTGCTCATCACGTGAAATATCACGTCCTTCATAAACATAGTCACTGAATGGATAGCGTCCAGAGCGAACATTACCAATTTGTCCTTTGTAGTTTCCTAGAGAAGGATTCATTTTGTCAATTGGCAAACCAACAAACTCTGGTCCGCGATCAGGACCTTCAAGAGTCAATACAATAAAGTAAGCCTCTTTCTTGTAAGAAGGTGCGTCAAGTTTGACATCTACAACACGACATAAGTGTGTTCCTGGGTTGATAATTTTAGGTACGTTGTTACCTGCGTTTGGATTGAAATCACTAGATTTAAACATAATTATTGATTTTTAATTGTTTACTTTTTTAAATTGTTAGTCTATAAATACTTTGTCCCATGAGGTTGTGACAGAACCATCTTCATTAACTTCAGAAATTACAATTTCTGCATTACGCAAATGCTCAGGACGAGCACCACATGCAATCTCATCTGTAGTTTTGAAACTCAAAATGTTTTGATTACCCTTGCGATACAAATATCCAATAGCATCTGAATTTGAAGTTGTGATACGTTTAAGCTTACCTGTTAAGTCAAGGTCTAGTGCATTAAATTCTGCACCATTCTTTTCTAATAATGTGTCTTTAATGTGACCTACAAGAATAACATGTGGAGCCAATTGTTTGATGTAATCAACAATTTTCTCAAAAGCTTGACGCAACCATGGATATCCTGCACCATTTGGCATATTCAGAATTGATCCATACTCTAGTTTACCTTTTGTAAACCATGATTTACCCATAGCACTTTTAGAATATAATTCTTCAGCATAAGGAATACACATTTCTTCTAGTGCTGTGATTGTATCTACAGCAATAAATTTGTATGGTTTACCTGCTGCGATGATTGCCTGTCCAATCTTAGCAATATCAGCTACGCTGGCTGCTTTGATTTTCATTGCATCAACATAATCAGTACCATTTTCAAGGTCAATGATTAAACAGTTATCAAGCTGTGCCAATAAAGTTGTTTTACCAACTTTAGGTTTGCTGAAGATAATCATGTTCTTTGGACTTTTTGTGGTTGCCTTCACAATCTTTGTGGGAAGCACCAACTCATTTGTTGTTTCTGCCATTACTTGTTTTTAGAAATTAATTGATTTAACCATTTTTTGTTAGACATTGGCACATTTTGTATCATACAATACAAATCTCGTATTGTCAATGATGTATAGTGATTGTCTTCTTTTTCTGCAAAAGCCTCGTCAAAAGACTGTTCATTAAATGGATCTTCTAAGTTGTTAAACAAAGTGTCATTTGCACTATTGAATAATCCAGGAGCTGTTTCTTTAGAAGAAAGCGTAGGAACAATAGCTGTAATGTCACTTTTATTTACAATCTCAAGATCGCTTAACCTAACTGCAAAAGTTGAAGTAGGTAGTTTGTCAGATGGAACCTCAACGTATTTTTCAGGTTCACTTTTCCAATGTGGATTATTTTTCAACTTGTACAAAGTCCTGTGATTAGGCGTAAAATAATACTGGTCCCAATCAAACAACTCTGTATAGTAGTCATTACCACTATTGAGTTCACTAGGAAAAAATCTTACACATGCTTCTCGTGTACCATCAGTACTAAATTCTTTACCCATATAGCAAAGTTTAGCACCAAAAGTTGGAGCATCAAGTTTTAGATCTTTAAATAGAGGTTGCCAAAATGTTTTGTACTCAGCTGTAATCTCTGAGATGTGTCTTTTAGGTTTTTCTGTTGCGTTACTCATTACGTTTGCGTTTTAAATTATTAAGTTGTTTTCTTTGGTTTCATTCTAGGTGGAGTTGCTTCTTCAAGCCCCATTATTTTATAATTTGCGTAGTACCACTGTACACTCACATCACCAAAACGGTTCTTTAACACATGTAATGCTAAATAATTTTCCATTGATGGGTCAATAATGTACTGATGTGGGCCATACAAACTGATATTGTACTTGGCAGGTCTGTTCATGGCAATCATTACATCTGCACATTGCAGTAATGAGTCACTACCAAAAACATCAGCTTCTGTTGGATAGTTTGATAACTTTCCAGGAATCTGACGTTCAGCATTGTCAATGTCACGATTTAACTGTGTTAGTACAATAAAAATAACAGGATACCTATTTTTGATCATTGTCATCATTGTTGCCAACTTTTCTAAAGTTTGCTGCTTGTTTGTTTCAGAAGCACCTTGTTTGATTAGAAGAGTGTGGTCCAACGTAACAACAAATGGTTTTTTGGTTTCATGATAAAACTTCTCAATAATTTCTTGCATTTGAGCAACATTAGTAGCAGTATCAACTACATACTCTTGTCTATCAACTTGTTTGCTTGCATACTCAGCCAATCTTTTAAAATCAACTTCTGACAAAGGTGGTAATCCATCATCTTGTGCAGACTGAATATACCTCACATTTAAGTTAGAAGCATTGGACAATTCTCTAATTGCCATGTTTCTACCAAGCATTTCAAATTGAAAATGTAAAACAGAGAAATCTTGTTCAGGATTAAGTCTTTGCAAATCTCTAGTAATAGAAGATGCAAAAAGTGTTTTACCAACACCAGGTCTAGCACCCACTACATAAAGTGATTGCCATTCTAATCCATCAAGACCAATTTTATTGAAACCACTCCATTGAGTTTTGAGTGATTTAGCACGTCCTGTTTTGCGTTGTTCTAAGTAGCTAACGCCTTCTGCCATAAGATCACCATAACGTTTCCACAATTTACTATGTGGAGGATGAGTGGCAGGTTTTGATACAGGACTTGTATAAGGGACACTTGTTGAGATTGGTTTAGATGCCTCAACACCACCTTCATCTGCCACAGGTCTAGCTGCAGCAAATGCTGATTTTGAATTAAACATGTACGTTGCGTTATGCGTTTACGATTGAGTTACAAATCTACTAAAAACATCTTAAATTACAAAATTACCAAGTGATATTTTTACCATTATTTTTGGTAATTTCTTGGTTTATTTTGTTAAAAATGTCATTACAATCCCATTCTTGTTGCTTTTGATAAGCAGCAGATGCTGGGTGACTTGCTACCAATTTCACATGCCTATCATCAATCAGTTCTGCGTACTCTTCTGCTTTTTTACCTAAGAAAACCCATATCAATGGTTTATCTAAAGAATTAAGCATATCAAAAAGATACGTTGTAAAAGGCTGCCAAATGTCAAAATGCTTACCAATCTTACCAACTTCTGTTGTAAGAGAAGTATTTAGCATTAAAACACCTTGGTTGGCCCATGGCGTTAAATCTGGTGTTAAATCTTTACCTTCAATCTTGTTCTCATAAACTGTTTTAGCAACAGCATTATGAATATAACGTAATGATGCTTCTTTTTTCATTGTATTACTACAACTAAAAGAAATGCCATCAGCTACACCAAGTTGAGGATAAGGATCTTGACCAACAAAAATAACCTGAAGTGAATCAATAGGACATTCCTGAAATGCTCTAAATACTTGTTTTAGAGGAGGAGTAAACCTTTTGTCATCTTTTACCTTTTCTTCCAATTGAAGAAGGATTTTGTCAAAGTCTTCTGATAGTAAAAAACCTTTCAAAACATTGTTCCACCCTGATTCTTTAAGAAAATCATACAGTTTTGTTTTGATATCTTCTACATCAATTGCAATATTTGTTGCCATTTTTAATGAAGTTTGAAATTAATTCTTTATTTTTGTTGAAATTAAACTACATGACATGTCTGAAGTAAACCAAACAAATCAAAATGCAGATGATTCAACTCTTGTTGAAGTAATCATGCCTAGCGCAATTGTAGAGATTAAGATGAGTACTGGGTACTATCAAAAAATACAAGCAATTGTTGCATTCTTAGTCCAAGGTAAAACTGCAGAGCAGATGCAAAATGCACATGCTCAAATCAAAGATCAAAATGTAACAGAAGACTGGATCAGTCACTATGAAACTATCTTGATTCTTTGTAGAGAATTTGAAACCAAAGCTGGAGAGCAAGGTTTTATTCAAAAAGTTTCACTTGATGAAGCTAAGAAATTAATTGGTGAATCTGAGGAAGATTAGTACAAATTACATCCAAGCATGTGTCCTATTTCTATACAGGACTCAATAGCAGATGATAATTCTTCTTTAGAACAATCTCCAAAACTTTTTAATTGTTTATCAGATGAGCGGGTTCCTGTAATAATATACAGACCCGCTTTTCTTTTGATTTCATCTTTCATTTCATCAAAAGTATGCCCTGTATAGGCTGCAAGTTCTCTGATTAAAGCATGGACTTTTGCAAGTTGTCCAGCAGTTTTGTCAACATTGTTTGTCATTGAGAGATAAACTTCAATGTTATCTCCTTCTTTTAATGACATGGAGAACAGTTTCAACTTGGCAGCATCATTTTCAGATGCTGGCACAAGCTGACCGTCTTTTTTAATGTAGTTAACTATTGTATTGTGCATAATTTAACAAAAAGGATCTGTGTAAACAATTTTGTCAGAGTCTAAATCTCTCAATGCATCTTGGACCCAGTCTTCATCTACTGTATTTCCATACATAAGAATGTGAATAATAGCTTTGTCTTCAGGATTCAAACGTAGCAAACGTCCAATTCTTTGACTAGCTTTTCTTTCATTTGAATAGGCATGAAGTATAATTCCATATTTTAGATTTGGAATGTTTACACCTTCATTTAATTGTTGAACACATGTGAGTTCATCTATTTCTCCTGCTTTAAATGCATTCAATGCTTTTTCACTCATAGAGTTTTTGCTATGATAACTATGCACTGATATCCTATCAGCCTGGTCTGTTGTATTACAGAAGACAAGGCATTTGTCATCCATCATATTCAATAGTTGTCTAGCATATTTTTCTTTTGACTTGAATTGCATTAAAGCTTGCATTCTCATGATTCTAAAAATCTTAATTTGTGCAGGATTAGCTGCAGTATTAAGTCTTTCACACCAGTAATCATAGTTCTGAGATTCAGATGTCATAAAGTATCCACCTTTTTTAGTTTCTACTTTATGTGTTTTGGCTGTTGACAGTGGCAGTCTGTGAACAATGATTTTGTAGTCATTTAAGATTTTGTCTTCAACAGCATCATCTGTAATGTAAGTATATACTATTGGGCAATACTTTTGAACCATTACACCTTTTTCTGAATTTTTAAATCTAGGCGGAGTACCTGATAAACCCAAAATTTTACCAGTATAAGTGGTAAGATAATAGTCATGTGAAAATAAAAGACTATGACATTCATCTAAATAGACAACATCATAATCTCTTGATCTTTTACTTAAAGAAATGTAAGTAGTAAAATCAATGTAATCCAACAAGTACTCAAGACCAAATTTTTTTGCATCATCTTTCCAGCTTTCAAAAATTGAAACTTTTGGAGCTACAACTAGGAACCTAGTTTTTAAATTTGGAAATTCTCTTTCCATGTGACGTAGACCAATTAAGGTTTTACCTACACCCATAGAAATGCCAAGGCCACACCTGTAATGGGAAGCAGATGCAGCCAAAGCCTCTTGTTGAATTAACTCTCTTTTGGTTAATTCAATAGAGTTATCCATAATTAGTTGTTCTTGTTAGGTTTTGCTCTTGGAGTTTGACGCGGTTTGCGTGGAGCTTCTTGAATTGGTTTGTCAACTTTTTCAGGAGTTGCAACTTTTGCCATTTCAACTGGTTGATTTGAACTTTGCATTGTTTTACCCTTATCTTGAGTACCAACAACACGTTCTTTGTCTACCCAATAGATACCAAGTAGTTTTTCATTCAACCAACGTTTCAATGCATTTGGTTTATTTGGAGACCAAAGCATTAAACCTTTCTCATTTTGTGCATCTTCTTTTGTGTTTGCACCAATAATGTAATAGCCAATAAATGTTTTCATGTTTCTTTCTGTTTTTTTTAAAATCTAGATTGTGATAAATTAAGTTCTTTAGCTTGAGCTGGGTGTTCTTCTACCCACTGATGGCACGCCATACATAATGGAATCCATGTGCTACTATCAAGATAGTATCTGCCACGTCCTTTTGTATGATGTACAGTCAGATTTTGACCCATTGTATTTAAACAACCAGGTAGTTTTGCACGACAAGTTGAATTCTCAGGTAGATCTAAAAACTCTTTTCTCATTTTAGAGTAGAGTTGATCAAGAGGTTTCTTCTTATCAGAAGTAAGTTTAAGGATTCCTGTTTTTTTGGGAAATTTTGGAGGTGATTTTTTAGACCAACAATCTTTGCAATACTTTTCACCCTCATGATTCTTCCAAATTACTTTGTCTTCACCACAAGCTGAGCAAGTTTTTAGTTTTGGTTGCAGCATACTTATTTAATAAGGTTACTGTTCTAAGTTGTCGTAGTCTATGTATTCATCATCATAAAGCTTTTCTTCAGGTAAAACATCTGTAAGATCTTCAATATCATCTTCCTCTTCTACAATTGAATCTTCATCAATAACTTCTTTTTCTGCAGCACCACCATATTTTAAAACGCTGTGTGCAAAAGGATCATTGAGTTCTTCGCCATAATTGTAAGCAAGATACATTTCAAAGTCTTCATCCGTCATTCTCAAGTATTGCTCTAGTGATATCTCTATACACTTACCACTTGGTAATTGATATATCATTTGAGTATCAGATTTTATAATCTGACTACTAAAATAGTACTTTTCTCAGAACATTAATGATGTAAAGATAGGAAAAATAAAATTATTTTGCACTATATAGCTATAATTTTTTACAAGTTTGCGTGATCAGTATATGAACCAACAAAATCTTCAAAAGATAATTGAATTTTATCAAACTTGTCTTCAGCAGATTGTATTGAAATTTGTTGTTTTACTGTGTCAACTGTAATTAGCAAATTTACATCTGCGTATAGTTGAGTACCAATTCCAAAACCTGTTTCTTCTTGCCAACATTCTAATGGCATCATCCTGCAAAAAATCATCTTTGAAAGATAATCAGGATCATCCCATCTTTTACGCTGTTGCATTGCGTCATGCACTTCACTAACAAGTGTATGTGCAGTTTTGTGGGTGTATAAATAGATTCTACCATAAGGGCTTACTATTTCTACTTGTCCACTACTTTTGTTTATATCCATAATCAAAAGTTTTAGTTACTGAAAAGTTTGAATCCAATTTCAAACCATAAAAAATGTATATACAATTTATGTTTAAAGTTGGCTGTAAGTGCTAACTTTTCATGGAAAGCACCTACACCAAACTTCTTGGAATCAAACAATATAAATAGTTTAATTGTCATTAATTTCCTGTTGAACCAAATCCTCCATCTCCACGTTCTGTAGAAGATAGTTCATCTGTTTCTTCAAATTCAATAGAAGGATAAGGTAAGATTAATAATTGTGCAATCTTATCACCCACTTGATATTTTACATCAGCATAATAACGTGAGTTAAAAGTTGCTTGAATTTCTCCACGATAACCTGAATCAATTACTCCAACTGAATTGCTTAAGTATTGCTCATACTTGCGAATTGAACTGCGAGGAAATACTAGACCTACAAATCCTTCAGGAATTTCAACTGCAATACCAGTTCCATAAGTAACTTGCTCTTTATCAAAGCTAATAACGCTTGTGGCAACTAGATCTAATCCAGCATCTCCAGGTTTAGCATAAACGGGAACTACTGCATCCTTGTGTAAACGTTTAATTTTAACTTTCATGGTTTTTTTGTTTTATTCTTCAATTTTGGTTTCAATAATAAATTTTGGGCGTGCAAATTGCACTTGAGGTTTCCAACCCATATGCCTCATAAAGTTTGATGCTTTTACAAGAATGTTTTTAGCGCCCATAGGATTATGAGAATGTACCCAAACAGTAAAGGGAGATACCTCATCCTTGTTGTACTGAAGGACATGCTCAATGAGCCAATTAAGACAGTCAACACCAGTCTTTTCTTTAAAGTTGTCATAAGATATGGTCTTAATCCCGCGTGCTTGCTTATCCCAATAATCAGCCATATGCTCATCAGCAAGATCATGATCAAAAGAGATGAGATCAGGAATACCGTTAAGTTCAATATGCTGAACAAACTCTTCATAATTTCTTACTAATGACCATGGTTTATATCCTTCTAAAGTTTCTATTGGTGTTCTGACATCGTCAAGGTAAAGGGCTGTCTTCATCTTTGTTTTTTGAATAATTTTTATACTCTTCTAGTTCTTGACCATATTCAATAATATGATCATGAACAGAACTCTCACTCCAACCGTCTAAAACAAGCAATCCTGTTATGGTTTCAAAAACATCATCTAAAGATGAATCCCAAGGGAGTTCTGCAGTAAATGTTTTACCATGATGTTTCACAGTAATTAACAATGGTTCTGGAATCCTGTAATTGCTCATTTTGAATTGTTTAATAGGCAATATTACAAAAAAAGATTTACATCACAAAATAGAACTTGAAGTCACAAAATGTGACCTCAAGCCTATTAATTTGTAATAAAGTTACAGATTCTTAGTCAAAAACATAAGAAACTGTGTTGTTAAATGGATTAAATTCCACTTGATTTGTCTTATAATAAACACCTGGTAATAACATGATTGTACCATGTTCTTCGTGTGTTATAACAGACTGTTCTTTTACAGTAAGTTTAATTGTCTGATTTCCCATATCAGTGTATTCAATGGGAGTTTTGCTATTTATGGCATGAGTGTTTGCACCCTCACCAGTAGCAAGTACTACGCGTTTTGCTGTTTTAGCTTCCATAATTACAAATTTGATTCTGGTACAGGTTGTTTTTCTTTATACTCTGGACAATCTTCTTGCATCCATACAGGATCATAATCATAAGGGAAATCCCACCATCCATTTTTGATTGCATGTTCTAAACCTTTTGGATGAGCGTCTTTACGCTTTTTATAATATGACCAGTATCTGGTGCATTGGATATGAGCAGAGTTCACATATGAGTTACTTTTTGAGAAAACACAGTTGTGACAGTTTGTTTTACAACTCATGATTGTGATTTTAAAAGTTTTAAATATGTTTCTCTATCTAAATGATAAGGACGTACAACACTTGAGGATTCGCTACTTTCAGCAAGTATGATATCACCTTGACGATACAATGCTTTAGGTTCAGAAATATTTAATTGAAAAGTCCACGCAATTGCTTCAATTGCGTCTTTCTTTTCTCCAATATGCCTTGGTACATAAATCCAATATTCACGCCCTGTTGTTGTACACCAACAACGCACTGCATAAATATCTGCATTTGCTCTACGCCAATCTGATTTTTCTTCTGGAAACAGTTTGTCACCTTTAATCAAGTATAATTCATACTTATCATGAATGATTTTAACATCTATACTTGTGTCTGATTCATTCCATACTGCATTGTTAAACACAATAGTTTCTTCATGTACAAGAGTTGGTTCAAGTTCCTGGAACATTTTTTCTATTCCAATAGCTTTGAAGTACAATCTACGTAATTCAAGATTTTCTTTTGCAAAAGCATCTTGAGCAGTAGCTGGTTTTATATCATTCCATAAAGAAGCACAAAAATCTCCAAACTCTTGCATAGAATCAAATCTGATCACATTCTTATAGAAGTCATCAAAACTTTTGTATGTTGTTTTCCAAATAACAAGAGCATCTTCAAAAGAAACACCTGGTTGGTTTTCTACTGTATATTTAAGTTCTTTATAATTGTTCATGTTATTTTAATTTAGTCTTCTAAAAGTTCTTCAAGATTGATTTCAACATAATTCTCAGAAGTTGTGCGTTGTGAATATTCAATGCTAGTCATAGTATGAACTAAATAATCACCATCAACTGTAAAATCTGAATCTCTAAACAATGAATAAGTTTCCCAGAAACCATCAATGTCATCTGCATCATCAGCATCAGCTTCTGCAGCAGCGACAAATTGTTCTTGTAACTGTTCTGCTAATTTTTTGCAAAAATCTTCAGCTTCAGGATGGTCAAAACCATTTCTGATTCCAAATGTACATGTTGTATGACAATTTTCATCTTCTGTATGAATTTCTAATTCATCAAAATGAATGTACTTAGGAATTCTGATTTCAATATTGCATTTTGCACTTGTTGTATCAGTTTCAGTATAATAGTCAGTACCTTGAAACATTTTTGTATCAGCATCAAATGGTGCTTCACCAGATGCAGAGAATTCACCAGCCCATGATCCATAATCAAGTTGTTCATACATCATGTCAATTAATCTTTCTGCTTCAGGATCATTACTGTCTTCTCCATCTACTTCTAGATGAACCCATCCAGAATCTCCTCCACCATCCCATTTCAGGATAATTTCAGAACCTTCTTCATGTTTTTTCATACACCAATCAAGAATTTCTTTGATTGATAAATCTTTTTCTTTACTCATGGTAATTGTGCGTTTTCTTGTTTAACAAAATCTGATTTGTCTTTTGACATTTCTTTTAACATTTTACGTCCTTCACCTGGTTTAAACATCCAGCCTTTTACTTCCATGTTGTCCAGGTAATCTTTAATTGTTGGAATCCAACCAAGGTCTTCCATACAATGTTGTTCACCAATTGCTCTTACAGGAACCATACGTCCTTCAGAGTTAGTGATATATGTGCCAAATTGTTGCTCACACCAGAAGATACCTTCTGAGTGGTGACGCAATGCCCTATGACGCATGTCTGGGTAATGCATTTTAGTTTCATCAAACCAGTTGTGGATAGGCAAGTAGTCATCTACATGCCCACCCCATTTTTTCTGGCTTGAAATACTATGATGTAAAGGATGACTCATCGCTTTCAAGATTTAATGTTTCAACTGCAAACTCAATAGCTGCAGAAATACAACGTGTAGTAGCACGCCATAAGTTATACTTGTGAGAACCAGTAACAAAACCAAATTCAGTTCTTCCATCTCCTGGAATAACTTTAAATGTTTTGCGTAATACATCCATTTCTAAGTAAACAGCTGTGTGTTTTTTAACACCTTTCTCATCTTCATATGGATGTGAAAACTGATACTTTTGTTCTACTAAAGTTTGTTGCACTGGTGAGTCTATTTTTTCTAAAAACTCATCAATTGGTAAATTATTCATGCTCATCTTCTTGAGTTGTTATATCAAAATGATCACCTATTTTTCTAAGAGTATTGGCAAGGTGTTTAGCCAAGTTTTTAACTGCTTCAGGATCAAGTGAATTTAACCATTCATCTTGTTTTTCTTCTGGGCAGTCTTCAAAGCATGTTGGTGCACGCTTTTCTTCATTGTCAAACTTATGGAATATGTAAACTCCACTTAAGCTTCTACGATTTGGTTGTTCACTCATAACTAATTAATTAAATCAAAAAATTCACTGTTAATTTTGTCTTCTGCAGAATCAACATCGCGTGGAATTTCTTCTACCCATGTTATTTCTGTGATTTCACAATTCTGATTATCATTATCATGGTTAACGGCAACAGTAAAGTCATATGACTCTTCCTGATACTCATCTTCCCATAATGATACATCTGTTGTGTAAGTGCCACTGTAATACTTAGTTTCACTAAATGGTTTCTTGGTTATTTTTAATTTACTCATGATTTTTAAAATTCTACTGTTACTGATTTCAATACTCCTGCAGCACTATAAACTGCGTACACAGGATAGATACCATCGCCAAATGCGGTAGAAAAAGCTACTCCTACACCAGGATGACCCATATTATAATTTAATTGACCATGTCCTTTTTCTGACAAGGTTGCTTTACAACATGAATTGTAGCTAAAATTGTGTTCAGTTTCAAAGTTTTCTTCTTGCTCCCAGTCACCTGTTTTAAGTAACTCATTCATATCAACTCCATATTCTGGAATGACTTCTGCAAAGTTTGGAAAATCTTTTCTGTACTGTAATGTTTTACCAGTTGTTTTATTCTTAAAGATTCTGATGTCTTCAAAATCTTCTTTTTCCCATTGAGAATCAATGTAGCATGGATCACACATTAGGAGCTGACCTGAATCAACTCCTACGTGACCAATTAATATTTTTTTCATGTTATTTTACAATAAATTTGTTTTCAGGAATGTCATAACTTCTATATACTCTCATTCCTTTGTATAAAATTTTACCTTCAGCTTTCATTTCAATTATTGATTCTGAAGAATGAACAGGTTTGCCCATAACATCTGACATGAGTTGTCTGAAAGTATCAGGATTACACATAATTGTAAATTCACTATCAGAATGATAGGAATGTGAACGATATGCTTCTACAATTGCTTTGTCTAATAATACCTTTAGAGAATCTGAATCAGACATATATGTTTCATAACCTACAGGAATCTTTACCTGTCTAAATGAAGGAACTACAATACCTTTAAGATTATTGTGAGATACTTCTAAATTGTCATAAATGTTTTGATAGTAATCAATGTTTCTTTTTACAGACTCCATGCCAGCTTCTAAATTAGCAAGTTCTTCAGCTATTTGAGAACTATAACTATTCAGATTGTATTCAGCTTCTGCATAACCTCTAGCAGATTCTTCACTCCATAAAGCATATTTGTATGCTTCAGCTTGCATCATGTACATGTATTCACCTTCATCATGTGGTTCCATAACTATGAAATTTTATAAGATTCAATCTGTTTTAAAAGTTCATCAATCATGTTACCCATTTTTCTTTGAGTTTTATGATTACTTTTAGGATCATACAATTCACTTAAAACAGCATACTGTGCTTTAAGTTTTGTAAGGGTATTGTCAGGTTCAAACTTATGTTTTACAACAAGTTTGGATGCTGTCATTAAATCAAATTGATCACCCATTTCAATTAATGAATGAATAGTGTCTTGAATTAATCCAGCAATATTTTCTTTTACACCAATGCCAACCATAGCAAGAGCAGTTGCTACATGCTGATTACTCAGTGTCTTTAATTGTGATTCCATGGTCTTTTCTGTATTGAATTTCTTTTTTAATAAGATCTAAATGCCAATCAGCACCACCATAATCAAGAACTGCTTCAAGATGTTCATCTGTCATATCGCATATCGCAATCCACGATAATGGTTGTTTGCCATCTTTACCTCTACCACCACGTGTGGCGTATTTACGCACAATTTCAAAATCATCATCAGCATACACTGCGTGAATTTTAATATTGCTCATATTTTTAGCACCATATCTAAGATAAGCTGTTCCACCATCTACCATTGCTTTGTTAGGGCAAGAACAAGTCTTATAGTCATGTCTATGGTAGCTAACAATTGTTTCATTACACTCTTGACAAATCACAGAGTTGTAAACTATTTGTTTATTTTCCATTTTCTAAAGGAATAAAGGTTTTGTCAAAATATTCTTTACTAACCATCATTTTAATTTTTTCCATGTCATCAGAATTAGCTGTAAGTTTATCTCCTACTTTTTTAAATGCTACACATGCATTGTTAAAGTAATTGATACCATAGTTTTGTGGACTATTAAGGAGTCGGTCAAAAAGAAACTCATTTGCTTTTAAATCATGTGTACTACTCATAGTAAAATGTTTAACAAAATGTGGCCAAATCCAATACCTGCAAGAAAGTAAACAAGATTGTCAAGCCATTTAGGATAATTATTCATTACTTGATGTTTTAAAATTTAAAGATTGTTTGTATTTACCACATGGACATACAAGTTCATTGTCAACTACTTGCAAAATGCCTTCATTTATCTTTCTGTCACAACCTTCAAAGCCACAACATGTTGCTGGATGTGTTTGAAAAGGTGTCAAAGGATATTGAAAAGTTCTTTTTACTTTTTCATTGATAGCTTCTGCAATAAATTTTCCTACTTCATCTTGAAACGCACTTGCTTCTTCAGGAGTTTTAAATTCATGTTGCAAAGCTCCCCATCCTCTGATTTCTCCTATCATCTGGGAGCCACCATCAGCATCTTGTTTTGACCACAAGTATTGACCAAACTCATCATAATAAACATCTTTTAACCAGTTTTCAATATTCATATCAAAAGTTGTTATCAATTACACATATTGTTTCAGCAACAGCATTTACTTCTTGAAAAAGAACGTTGTGTTCTTCTTCAGGTAATTCTAAATACTTTACACAAATATCTAAATCTACTTTACAAATATCTTGCATTATCTGCAGCATAAATTCTGTAGACTTATCTGTTACATTACAAATTTGATGAACAGCTGCTAGTTTTAGTTTAGTCTTGTGTTGCATCTTCTTTAATTTTTAAAATCTTTTCAATGTAACTATCCCATCCAAGTTTTTTTGCAACAAATGCAATTCTAACACAATGATCAACCATTGCACCTGTTTGTCCACCTGTTTCTTCAGGATTGTCTTCATGAAGGCACATGTAATCAATCAATGGTTTAACAATAGGATCATTAACTTTTACGCCTCCTAAACTAACCTTATCACATAAAGGTTGATTATTGTCAAGATACTCAACACCACGCGTTACCATACGCTGGCATTCTAACTCATAATCACATGGATTTAACTGGTCTTCTGAGAAACCACTTAAAAAGTCTCCTACAGGATACTTGTACTTTGCTTCTGTTTTCATTGGTTTACATTTTGGTTTAAATTATGTGGCAATTTTTACCACTTATTGTTTATTGATTTGTAATCAGGACAGGATTTGAACCTGTATGATAACTTATGAGCTATACTTATGGGTCTTTCAAGGTTACTCTGCGTTATCCTTACTATTAACCTTTATTCATGCGTCTACCAATTCCGCCACCTGACTCATTTTTATTTAAAATTTCAAAGATAATTCATCAATCTCAACTTGTGTGAGTTGTTTGACTAACTCTATAGGAGCGTAGTAAGGCAATGCCTTTGTTCCTTGAGGTTCTACAATGATAGTACCCTCTGTAGTGTTAGTCTTTTCGTACTCGCTTACTTCAGCAAGCACCCAAACTAATTTTCCTTGTTTCATTTGAATTAGATTTAAAAATTTCACCACTTAAGCGCAGGTGAATACTCGCTTGTAGTCAGGACAGGAATCAAACCTGCATTTTTACAATATCGCACAAATAAGGTGCTACCTGACTATTTGCTTGTCTTTCCAAGCTGTCACGATTTTGCTAGTGTCAGACAATTGTTTTGCCTCTCATTACCTCACTAGTTTTGGGGAGCGCCTACCTGATTACTCGCATCCATTCCGCCTTGCAGGGGAAAATTTCTTTGTTTCATCTCTTCATCAAGAGATTGATCTGGACTGTAAACTTTAGAACATTTACCACATATCATGGCTTCACCATCTTCAGTCCAAGTATTGACATATTCACCTTCTTTTATGTAAGGTTTGCATGTTTTACATGTACATGCGTTTGCTGTGCCACAATGTGGACAATAAAATGCTCCCATCATATCCATCCTGGTTTTAAATCTTTAACAGCTGTCATTTGACCTGTATAATCTTTGTAGTTGTTCCAATCATTATTACAATGAAAGACAACAAATGCATGCTTTCCTTCTGGAGAAAAAACTTTTATAATCCCATGTTCTTTTGTTCTACCTTTTATGTATGTAACTTTTGAACCTTCACTTAATACATCCATGCTTTAATTTTTTAAAAAATATATCTGATTTTATTCCAAGGTATAATTTCATCATGTAGTTCTGTAAACTTATCAATGTACTGAGACTTAAGTTCATGCTTGTAGCGTAAATTTAATCCTCCATATTGAGATGTTTTGTCTTCTTGAATATCTGGATTCCAAAGTAATTCTTCACCTTTAAGATTGTTTTCTAAATTATAGAAATGCTTATCGCGATTATGTGTTAAAAAGATAACTTCAGCTTTTACTTGATCTTTATACTTTCTATCTACAAGAGCATCTACACCTTCAAATAACATTCTGTATTGTTCTAACCAGTCATCTGTTACAATCACAGGTGAAAAGTTAATGTGTACATCATAACCAGCTTCAATAAATTCATTAATAGCTTTTATTCTATCAAAGATTTTAGTTGTATTTGGTTCCAATAAATCAGCATACTTTTGAGGCATGAGTGAAAATCTTATACGTATCTTTTTTTCTGGATTATACGTAAGAAGTTCTTCATTTACATACTTTGTGGCAAATGAACCCATGGCAACTTCACTTTGTTTAAAGAAATCAAAAATGTATTTCCATTTATGATACTTCAAATGCAAGGCAAAATCTTCATTGCATGATATGTCATAAGTAATAAACTTTTCATGAGTTTGATTTGGTTTTTCAATTGTAGCAAACCAACTATGATTGTTTATTTCTGTCAAAATTTGATTTGCATTTGTAGCAATATCCAAACCTTCAGCTTTATGACGTTTCATATAACAGTAAGTACAATTAAATAGACAACCATGCCCAAAGCTTGGTGATATAAAGTCTGTACTTCTGCCACTCTCACGTATAAGCATTGATTTTCTAATTACTTGTTCCATTATTCTTTAGTTGGGATTTTAATATTCAATTCTTCATGTGTAACTGGTGTGTAATTAACGTTCTCACAAGATACACAGTAATACTTTGGCTCATTTATTACATTTTCATGTACATGTCCATGTATATTACCATAAACTCTTTCAAGTTCAAATGGGTGTACAGGACAATGGGTTAGCCAAAAACCTTTGTGTTTCATCATACCAGAAACACTATGCACATGTTTCAATAGTTCTGCTACATCTTGATGACGATCATGATTACCCAAAACCACATGCTTCACGCCATTGAGACGTGAAAGCAAGTGATAAGGGCTTTTCTTTTCCATTGAAATATCTCCAAGAATGTAAGTAACATCACGTTTTGAAACAGTATTATTCCATTGTTTGATGATAAACTCATCATGCTCTTCAGCATTTGCAAATCCTCTTTTTTTTGCCATGTTTTCATGACCAAAATGTAGATCTGCAATGAAACGAACTTTACTGCTCATAGTTATGTGTTTTAAAATGCGTAAGTACTATAATTTTTGTACAAAGGACGTGCTTTGAATGTCATTTCACAATTGTAAATAACATTTTCTTCAATGAAAGAAGTTTTATCAGCTGTAAGAATAATCTTTTTAGCTTTTCTTTTTACTTCTACATCTGTTTCTTCACCATCACGTCTTAGTAATGATATTTTTTCTTGATGGTTAATATCTAAACCAACAAGACACTTGTAGACATTTTCTTCAAGTTCTTCTAATACTTCATCAACATAATTCAAATAACAACTACGTGCATAGTTGTCAGAAATACTAATGACATCACCAGTTTTTGCATCAATGTGTCCATGGAATCCATTAACACGGAATGATGTATCATGGTCAATCAGGTTCTCAAAGAAATCTGCTGGTGAATAATCAAGTATTGAATCATATTCAAACTCTATAATTTGTCCTGTTTCAGGATGTGTAAGTTTAAACATTACATCATAACTTGGTTTATCATTATCAGCATTAAAGAAAGATTTAAACTTCGCAGGTCCAACTCTATGAATGTTAACTTCATTGATAACAGACATGAGAATATCAATAGTCAAGAACCTGAAAAACATAACCCAGTCAATAATTTCTTGTTTGAATTCTGGATACACAAGTTTATCATTAATGATTTCTTTAACAGTATCAATACTTAAAGAACCATAATTCTTGATATAGCGAATGCGTCCAGGGCGATCAATAAAGAACTCTGAAATATTTGTGTCATTTGATGTAAATATCATCAAATGTTTTGCTGAGGTGATTGTACCATCTACAAAAGAAAGTAATGGAGCAATGCGTGCAGTATCTTTATGATCAATGATTTTTTCAAACTCATCAAACATGAAACACAAAGACTGTGTCACATCATTGAAATAGCTTAAAGAGTCAATGTTATCTGAATTGATAATGATAATTGGTAATTCACAACGATTTGCAATGATTTTTGCAGTGACAGTTTTACCACATCCTTTCAATCCATTTAACAAGATACCCATGTTTTTCTCTGCTAATTGAAAACTCTGGTTAGTGTATTTGATAAAGTCTTCTTCAAGCCCATATATTTTATGACCAAAGTTAAAATCATCAGAAACTTTTTGTAAGTATGGACCCATCATTGATAGTTTTAATTCCCACACCCCTTGAGGAATATGATCATGTGTGTCACTTCCTGTTATTTTACTAATGTTTGATGAGCTTCCAGCCCAAAGTAATTTTTTCATATTTAGTTGTTTAGGATCTTGAATTATTTAATTACTTTAATGTCAATACCATTATGTACATGGAACTGAACAGTTTTTCTTTCTTCTGATGATTTGCTTGCATCAATCTTTACTTCAATGTCTAACATTTTACCAAACTCTTCAAGTTGTTCTTCAGACATGCTGTTTAGTAAGTTGATAGTTGCCATTAACTTTGAATGATTTTTAAAATCTTCTTCAGTGAGTAAATTTTCACCACATTTAGGGCATGGTTTATTCAACCATTTGTCAAGTTCTGTATGAGACACAGTCATGTCTTCATAATTACAATCAGGATTGTCACAAACAATTCCTGAACCTGCTTCTTGTATATACTTTTGTTCCATTATTGTAAAAATTAAAAGCCCTGACTTTTACATCAGGGCTTAATTATTAATTTACAGATTTAAACATTTGTGGAGCAGTTCCATACACTGGAAGCTTTCCATCCCATTTCTCAATCCATTGTTGTTGTAACAACATAGATGACAAAGTTTTTTGCTTTAAGTTATTTGCTTCAGCTTCAGCTTTTGCTGTTGTCAACATTGCTTGAGCATTACCTTCAGCTTTTGCAATTTTAATTTTAGCTTCTGCTTCAGCAGTTTTAACCTGATTCTCAGCTGTCAAAGCTGTTTGAACAGCATTGTTCTTAGCCTCAATTGCTTTCTTAAATGTTTCAGGGTAAGCAAGATTAGATGTAAACTGCGCTAATATAAATCCTTCAGGTAACAATTGCTTTTCCAAGACAGCACGTACTTTAATTTCAAACTCTTCACGATTAGAAATCAAAGCATCTGCAGGATAAGAGTTAGCTACAAGACGAAATGCATCATAAATAGCAGTTTTCAGAAAACCATTTTCAATTTCATCTAAGCTTCTGCGATACTTAGAAAAAATGTAAGGTACTTTCTCACGTTTTACTGAATAATTTACAATAGGAGCAACATGAAATTCTGATCCATCTTTTGAGTTTACTACAAATGATTCATCAGATACAATTTTTCCATCTTCAATTACTTGTTTGTACTCTTTATGTTGTACAAAAGTTGGGAATTCAATGATTTTTGTAGAAAAAGGATTGTAAAACACCATTCCTGTTACTTCTGTAACATCATCAACTCCTTTTCCTGTACCATAAAGGTTAACTTTTACACCAACATGTCCAGCATCAATACGCTCACATCCTGCCATAAATACAAATAAGGCAAATACACCTACAACCGCAAAAGCGATTTTCATAATAAAATTGTTCATTTTTTCTTTGTTTTGGTTTTTGATTGTTTCTTAAAATACTTTTGGTAAGCTACATAAGCTTCACCAGCTAAAAACACAGAAAGTCTTATTGCAATTAAAAATGATGCTGTTGCAATGACCAATCCTGCGTAAAACGCCATGTCACTTGACCTATTCATTAGATAGAACGCCAAGTCTAAAAGTTCTAGTATTGCGACTACAGTTATCAACCATACAATTGCAATAATGTAATTATGCATTTTCATAATAATAAAAATAAAATCAGGTGATGAGGTTATCACCACCTGACTATGTTAAACAGTTACTTTTTCTTTGATAAGCTTGTCTACTTTACGGGACATATAAGCAACCAATTCTTTTGGAAGATTGGCGATATCTGTCATTTTGATAAAGTAATCAAACATTTCTCTAGAAGGAACATGCTCTTCAATTGCAATTTGAATTACTTGGAATCCAAGTGATTGAGCTCTCATAACTTTCTTACGAGTGTCTTCAATTGCACTTCTTCCACCATAATCATATGCTGAAGGAGCACCATCTGATAAAACAAAAAGCAATCCTTGATTCTCTGTCTGACCACGCATACGTTTTGCACTTGCAAAAATTGCGTCACCATCTCTGTTGTTTGCACGAGATGTTACAGAACCAAGAGCAAATGAATCAGTAATGAATCCTTTTTCACGATAAACCATCATATCAACAGAACCAGTATTAGTGGTATCTGCAGTATGACCATAGATAAATAATTCTACATCTGGCATCTTTTTGAAAACTTCATTAATAAAAATTGCAGCTTCTCTTGCTTTTTCAATTTTAGATCCTCCCATAGAACCAGACTCATCAATGAGAACGCCAACGCAAACTTTGCTTGTGGTAACTTGACCCATACGTTCATAGATTGTTGGAACCTGTTGTGCAGCTTCTGCAATCTTGTTTGTATCCAGTCTACCAGAACGCATAGATTTCATTGCAAATTCATAGTTTTTACTCTTACGAGCAAACAATTTTTGCAATACCGCAGCTTTTGTTGTATCAATTTTTGATAAAGCTTTTCTATAACGATCTTTTGCATGCTCATTTACTTCAGCTTTTTTGAAATAAACATTTCCTTGTGACGCTGAACCATCATTCTCCCAATCAAAATCTGTTTTAGGAGATGCATTCTCATCCATGTCATCAAGAAAATCTTCAAATTCATTCATGAAGTCTTCATCAGAACCTGTACCTTCTTCTGGATTAATCAGTGAACCCATCATTTCTTTTGCAAAATCATTAAGTTCACTCTTACTCATTTCTGGTTTTGGTTTTCCAGGAGACTTGCCTTCATCTGATTCATCAGATTCATCTTCATCTTCTCCACCACCGCCACCACCTGGAGGTTCTTCTTCTTTATCTACATATTTATAGACAATGTTAGAAAGACTGGTTGCCATACTTCCACAACCATCAAAATCTGCAGGAATACCACCATGCTTTTTAAGCAAGCGTTCCATAGCTTTTAATGGTTCACCAAAATCTTCCATATCTTCTTCTGTAATGTTTGCAGGATAACGCAACATTTTTACAACAAGATCAAGAAGACGTTTTTGTTTTGGAGCTTCTACACCAGGACTTTCCCAGTTTTCATATTTATGTTCTTTAAACTTCTGAACAAATTTTAGATAACCTGGAAGACGATCTGCAAGTTTTTTATCAATACGTTCTGTATTGAGAACACTAAGCAACAAGTCTTTAACAGTAGTGTTACCTTTTGATGTGTTACGTGCCATCATTGTTTTCTGATATTCAGCAGTTGTTTGCATTGAAGCTAAACATGCATTCTGAATAGCAGCACCATAGAAAGCATCAAGAAGTTGACTATCATTATCAAGATAGTTTCCATCTTCATCACGTAACATGCTAAGAGGGACTTGAACAGAAGTTCTATCACTTGACCTTGAAGCACTTTGAATGTCATTTGTGTACTTAAAAGTTTTAGGTACACCAATAACTCTAAACATTGAGCCTACCATTTTGGCTGCCTCTTTGAGTGTATTGTCATTTTTGATAAAGTATGAAGAGTATGAATCTCTTCCTTTATCCCAGCTAAAGAAACGTTTACTATCATCTTGGAAAGTATACGCGTCTTCTGCTCTACGATTAAACCAATCTTTTACTAATTTGCTCATGTCACAGTTTTTTAAATATTTGTGACAAAAAAGGAGAGCTGTTACACTCTCCTCTTAATGTCACGTAGTTGATCCTATTCAACTTTAAAATGCTGATACTATTGAAAGTACTTTACTGCGTTCTGATACACCAATACCATCTTCAAACAATGGCATGATAGTAGCAAGCAACGCTTTATCAACATCAAAGCCATCTGCAATTAAGCTTGCAGCTTGAATAGTATGACGTACAGAAACTGGTGTAGAAAGTTCTTGCTCTTTGTATTGCTTGCGTATCTCATTAGACACACGTACAATTGCAGTTGCAGCTTTCTCATCAATACCAGTACGTAATTTTAATACATTGATCTCATCCTTTTCTGTTGGATAACCTAATTCAATTGGAAAGAAACGGTCCAACAATGCACGGTCAATTGAATGTGTGCCTGAGTACTCAGAACCAAGGTTAGCTGTTGCAAAGAACACAGTGTTCTCATTTACAGGAATCTTGCGATCACAATCTTCACATGCAATATCTACTGGTAAATAACGTCTTTTATCCAAACAAGGGAACAAGATATTATTTGCAGCAAGAGGTGAACGGTTAAGCTCATCCAACAACATGATGCCACCTGATTGAATATTGTTTACAAAAGGAGCAAACTCAAATGATGAGTGACCTTCTTTATTCAAACGGTGAACGCCCAATAATGCTGATTGAGCATCTTGAACAGTACCCATGTCTTGGATATGCATATCTTTTTCCATTGCCATAGCAAGGTGAGATACAATTTCTGTTTTACCTGAACCTGTTGGGCCTATCAACAATGTATTTTCTCCACGTAACACGTTTCTCACAAGCAAGAACCACATATCTGGATCAATGTGGAAACCACAATCATCAACAGATGGTACTGGATAATTTGCTGCAATAGTGCGTTTTAGATTAATACCTGACGGTAACTCACCAGCTTCAGTAGGCTTTGGAGCAACCATAGCATCCCAGTCATATTCATAACCATAAGATGCAAATTGCTCTGCCATGTTTTTTGCTTTTTCAATGCCAAAGTCATCGCTGTCAATCATGTAATTGACAGTAAAATCAGCAATTGCTTGTAAGCGATCTTTTTCTACATGTGACATTGGAAACACTGTTCCTTCGTAACATACAGCTACAACATTTTCTTTACGAATGTGTAAGTGGTCATCTTCAGGAAAATCATATCCATCAGTGATGAACACAGTACCTAAAGGAAATTTTGCAAATTCTGCAATAGGAGAAGTAATCTTCATATCGTCAATATGACGCGTCAAAGATTTCTCAAAAGATTGTCTTGGAAGAGTTCTTACTTGATAACTAGTTCCACTAATGAATGATTGTAATAGGATCATCTTGATTTGTTTTTTAAATTTTTAATTAATGAATTTCAAAACCATTACAGTTTTCTAAAAAAAGAGCAAACTCTTCTAAATTGTCAACATTTGTTTCATGAGATGCTTCATAGTCAACTCCATTAAGAGTTGGCGCTTCAAAGAATAACCCAGGATACTTTTCATTTAATTTTTCAACAAGTTCATTGTCTTCAATGGCTTTACCACCATTCAAGTCTTTGTCCTTAAAATGCCACCATCCAGTGTTTAAAAAGATGATTTCTTGACCATCATTGCGCATTTTTGCAGCAAACTCTTTAAAGTAAGTTGCTAATTGTTCACAATGACCCTTGTCTTTGACTCCACCACCTCCATTGCTTCCAAGAGCTGCAATTTCTTCTTCTGGAATGTGCATTTGATAAACTTCATTGAACACTGTAATAAGCATTTGAATAGGACGCCAGTGCCACCAGTTATTCCTAAAGTAAAAACCAGGGTTTGACTGCTCCCAATCATTGCGCATTGTCCAATAAGCAGAGACTTGTTCTTCTGATAATTCTTCATAATTATCTGGTAATTCTGGCATTTGTTCAGTCAATTTTGGACTTATGCCATAAATGTCTACTCCCATAATGTTAAGTGCTTGATTTTTAATACAAAATTTTCAACTAGTATCTCACCAGTGAGACATAACCCGTCTCACCAATGAGATATAAGTAAAGAGAAGAATATAAAGAGAAAGCGAACAAATTTCATGGGTCTCACCCATGAGACTCGTCTCTCTATATATTATCCTTTAAAGTCATTGATATTGAAACCACTTTCATCACGATTTTCATCATCCATGTCTAAACCAAGAAGGTTCTTAGCTTCATCTTTCAATTGCTCAAGTTTTGCAATATCACCACGCTGCATAGCATCACGTGCTTCTTCTTCAAACTTTCTGATTTTGTCAACAACGTCTTTTGGCAACTCATTTATTGCACGTGAAGCTTGTTCAACAGTTTCAAACTTGTCAAGAATGGAATCACGCGCTTCTTGCAACTTATGCATTGCAAGATCAATCATACCAAGTGTCATGTAAGGCGTACCTTTCACTTTAACAGCACTTCCAACAGGAATACCATTGTCATCTGCTTCAATACAGATTAAAACATGCTCGTTAAACTTTAAATTTTGATCTTCAAGATCAGATAACTTCTTTAAAATTGATTCTTTACTCATTGTTTTGGTTTTTAGAAATTTTACTTTTATCCATCAAATTGTAGGTGATGGTTTTCCTTTGTGTTGGGTTATACAGCCTTTGTATAACTCCTTTGTCTGATAATTCTTTGAGAAGACGATGTACAGTTGCTCTACTTTTTCCAGACATTTTGGACAATGTAGATACTGCGGGGAAACAATAATCCTTGTTCCCACAAAGAGAGCAAATTATTGCGTACAATCCTTTTGCTTCCAAAGAAATCAATTCAGAATAGCACACAACATTGTTTACTCTACCGTAGTTCATCTGCTAGTTGTTTAAAAGTGTCATCACATTCTTGTAAAAGCTCCACAATGGGCCCAAGTTTTGCAACAACTGCTTTTGACAACTGGTAATATTCAGTAGATTTAAACTTTTGAATATGCTCGTCTGATACTTGCATGATTGCTGTGCCTCTACCCATGGGTGTGTTCACAGTTTTGGATACTTGATTTTTGCTGAATCCGTCTTCAAGATCATCTATATACTTTTTAAAGCGATAATAGACAACCATGATTTCAGAATTGCTGAGTCCACCATATTTGATAGACTCAGCTTTTTCTAGTGTGTTGGTCATTAGAGATTTACATTTTGAATTGATAAGTGATGGAAATTCTTTGGTAAGAGTTTACGTTTAATAAACTCATCTACTACTTCTTTTGTAGAAATCCCTAGACTGCGCAGAGTGACATTTTTAGGTAATTCTAAAAACCAATCATGATCTTTTGAACCAAGATTGAATGTTGGAAAGATTGCATTAAGAAGCTTGTTTTCAGCATAATAATACTTTTTAGCTTTCATAATGTGTAAAGCTCTTTTGGCTTTTTTGTAGTCTTCAACAATCTTGCTGATTGAAGAAGGAGATAATGCAGCAATTTGCTCTGGATTATACTCTTTCAATCCATACATCAAACGTCTGAACATTTGTCTTTGTATCATGTTCAGATGATATTTTTCCAAGTTTTCACTTGTTTGTGCGATGTGTTTTGGCTTGTAATCTGATTTAGATTGAAATGTTTTAGCATAACGTTCCATGTGAGCGTTACCTTTGCTGTCAAAAGACACAAGACCTTGTGCCGTTGCTGTGATGTTGGTTAATTTCTTCATTGTAGTCATTATTAAGAGGTTTTAAGAAGCAAACGCTTTCGCGTTAAAATTGTCATAAAGTAAGGGTTAATGCAAGATCAACCCTTACTTGTTAAAGTTTGATTATTGGTTCATCAATATCAATAAGATGTGATAGTAATTGAACCATGATAATTGGTAACATAGCAAAAGGAGCAAGAATCAACATTAACAAATCACCTACTGTTAAATAACGCTGATTTGTCAATTCCATAATTGTAATGATGATTCCTCCTGCATATGATAAAAGCAGATAGATAATTAAAAATAAACTCATTTTTCGTTTGTGTTTTGTGGTTTTTGTACGTTCTGTTGTACAGATTCTTGTACAACTTCTTTTTGTTCTAATTCAGCATACTGCTTTTCATCAAGATATCTCTGATACCAGTAGGCATCATCAAGATGTTCATTTTCAATGGATTCTTGCTCACGCTTGAGCATGAATACTTCTTTCATTCTTCCCATGGGTTTCTAATTTATTTAGTTTAATCATTCCATGTTTGGGATTCTGAAGGTCCATCAAGAAATACTCATTTTCTGTGTCATATAAATACTGAGGTGACACAGCAGACATAGCTTCTTTCATAGAAAAAAACTCATTTGTCTTGAACTCTCTTGAGATTCTGTTCATAACCAAAACTTTATACTTTGGCATTGGAACTTTGTCCATGTCTTTTACACTTTGTAAGATTTGACTAAATTCCTCTCTTGAAGTCTTTAGCCAGTTCTTTAACTTTTGAAACATAATTGGGTGATTCTGCATAGTTTTCTTTTAAATATTCATAATAGCCTTCTTCAGTCTTGATTTTTGTCAAAAATGCACATTGGAATAAAGCATAATCAACAACGCTTTCACGCCAATGACCATACATTGCATGTCCCAAATCTGTTCCCAGGTTTGTTGTTGCACGTACTTTTGCCTCTTTCATTCCAAATAGGTTATTGTTTGACTTGAAAATCTTTGATGCAAAGTTTCCTGTTTCAAGTACTGCTTGAGCATATACTATGTGAGGAAACCTAATGTTCAGTTGTAAGAGATACTCTTTGAACTTTTCTTCAGAGAATTTATCATTCTCTCTGATAATAATCATTCGTTCTTCTGGAGATGTAGCACCATTAGCATGGTCCACATAACCTTTGTGATGGCCATAGATGTAAGAGCTTATTGCAGCAAATACAATTGCACATACTATGAAACCACTTGCTTTGAAAAAGATTGACTCAAACTTGAGTGAAGTCTTGTTAAATTTGTAAATCATGTTCTGAGAATTTTTGTGAAACAATTAGTGAATATATTTACAGCCTGCAAGACAATAGACGTTTTATTCTATTTCTCACAGGCTGGATTGGGTTTGCTCTGTTCCCAAGGGATCTTTTCATTACCTGAAACAGAGTCTTTTACTTAATCACATTGGCGACACTCCTTGATACTAACCAGATCAAATGCGCGTGTTCTTTAAAAGAGAGACACTAATCCTCTTAAAAATCATTCTCTACTTACCAATATGATTATTCCATCAGCACAAAATTTGTACCTCAGACAGGAATTGAACCTGCACGACCATCACTGGTCAAGGGATTTTAAGTCCCTCGTGTCTACCTATTTCACCACTGAGGCTGGATCATTTCTTTCTACGTACAAATATATACTTAGAACGGTCATTTTGGTACTGACACATTCTTGAGTATAGAAGCTCAATAGCGTGCCACTTGGTACAAGCATAAACAGATTGTTTGTGTACTTGACCATCAGGCATAGTTACCTGAATAGGGAAAGAACTCATTGCTTCCATACTTTAAGTTTTAATAGTTATCTAAAAAGGATATGTCAAGAGTATAGTTGTTTTTGGAACGATTTCTCCATATTTCAAATGCTTCATTAAGCATAGCACCTGCTTCTTCAACAGAGATTTGGTTGACTCTTTGAAGTTGTTTAAGTACTATACCCAACTTACCATTCATTTGAGCTAATCCTGGATGCTTGACTAAATGACAATAAGGACAAAGACTAATAAGACCTGTTAGAGTTTGAGTAAGTGCTTCATCATCATAATGCCAAATCTCATGGCATTCTAGTTTATGTCTGTAACCTTGGTTAGTACCAACGTCACCACATACTTCACAAACGTGATTAGCGTTCTCATAAGACTTCTTGCGTATACGGTCCCACTCAGCTTTAGAGACATTGGACCTTACATTACTATACCAAGAAGTCTTAGGAACAAGTTCAATTGTAAGTTTAGTTATATGCATCACAAAGATTATGGTGTTTATGCTTTTCAGCTTTAAGTTTAGGGTAATGAGTTTTATATGCATCACAGGTCACATACTTTGTACCACGACAAGAAGTAATAAGAACTGCTAGGGTGAATAGGGCAACTAACTTTTTCATATTATACTGATTTTGGGGTTTATACAGATTGCGGATGCTCTTATACTATAGGAAGAGATAAAGAAACTACTATAGAGAGTAATAAGCTTACATACCATCATAAGGATATCTAGCTATACCATACACTATAGAGTTGTATATAACTAATCCTATGACAATAACAATGAATAGCACAACAGTGCCAACTTTAATCTTTTCTGACTTTGACATAATCACGTGTATTTAAGGATTATAGCTATCTAGTGTCACATCTGAGGACACTTTCTGAGAATTTTTTTGGACTAATATATGTGGAGAGGTGGATCTGTCATCCACTCTCTCGCACACAATTAATTATTAATCAAGCAGTTATCTTTGCAGATTTGTTTTGATCTTGATTGTTTGTCATTAAACACCTTTGTTTATCCCTTATGCTTGAGAAAAAACTGCAGAAGATACAGGGAATTTCACCCTGTATCAACTACAATTAGATCATTTATCCAAGCATTGCGCTGCTAGTAGATTGTACTTTACTCTCTACTACAGCAGTTACATTGTCGTGAGACACTTTAACATCAGTGTCAGTACCACTTGCATCGTAACTTGTGAAGCGCAAAATGCGTTCTCCACCATAAGTTAATTCAATACCATCTGCACCTGCACGTTTCACGTAAGGAGCAATTGCATCTTCATAACTTAATTCTTTGTTGAAGAACTTTGCAGCAATATCTTCAGGCACTTCAGACTCAAGATATTCTTTTACTACAATTGCACCTGGCAATTGAAGACTTTTGTGAGCGCTAACAAACTTGGTTAACAAGTCCATTTTTGCGCGCAATAGAGTAGAGCGCTTGCTCTCTCTAATCCAACCACCGTCAACAGTGATTGCAGTTTGTTGAAGCTGAACATAACCATATTCAGCGTTGTTCTGATAGGCAGTAATCACACTACCTGTCTTTGAGTTAGGAACGATTTGTACTTGAGACATAATTCAAATTTTTAATTGTTAATACTAAATTGATTTGGGGGTTTAGGTGTTGTTGTAGAAAGGGATAATTCAGGTGTTAGAAAGGTTGAGAAAAAACTGTACTTGTTCATTTTGTGTACGTGTTTTATAACCTCCCCAACTTGTTTATTTGGAAAAAACTGTGGCTGAGGAGATTATCCCCAGCCAGCAGTCTTTGGTTTAGTTATGCAGGAAATGCAGCGCTATTAGCATTTACGTTGCGAGACTCAGCTACAGCAGTAACGTTATCATGTGCAACACGGATGTCTTGCTCAGCGCCAGATGCATCAAAGTCAGTAAAGCGCAAGATACGCTCACCACCAAGAGTTAGCTCAATGCCGTCTTTACCAGCACGCTTGATGAAAGGTGCAATAGCATCTTCATACTCAAGGTTCTTGTTTAAGCGTGATTGGAAGTTCTCAGGCAATTGAGACTCAGCAAATTCACGTACAACAATGCGTCCAGGTATAGCGCCAGATTTACCATAAGCTTGAACGAACTTTTCAAGTAATGCAGTTTCAGCACGTAGTAAAGCTGTGCGTACTGAGTTGCGTACCCAGCCACCTTCAACGCTCATTTCTTCAGACTGAAGAGTTACATAGCCGTAAGCTGGATTGTTCTTGTAAGTAGAGATTAAAGCTCCTGTTTCTGTTGGTTTGATTTGTACTTTGTTCATGATTTTTGATTTTAAATTGTTATTGATTTATTAAAGGATTTAAGTTGTTGAAGGATGCAGGAAGATTATTTCTCTTCCCACATCCATTGACCTACTGCAATGAAGAATGCAATTCCACTGAAGAAATTAAACACCCACATAGGCGTAGATGACGTGACGTCTGTAAACGTCAAAGGCGTTAATAATGACAAGCATGTAGCTAATGTAGCTGTGATGATTGTAATCATAATCATTGGCAATGTGAATAAAGCAATGATTTGTACAGGTAGTACCATTCTTTTAAGATGTCTCATGATTTTTAATTTAAGAGGATTAATAATTGATATGTTAAGGGGTTAAGTTGTTGCGTACTTGAGGCTTATATACATAATAAACACAGAGACATTCTTAGAACATCTCTGTGTCAGGTTCTGCTCTGGTGACACTTCTCAGTGTCTGTCTTCCTTGCAGTACTCCATGAAGTATTTGTATGCTTCACGCAGAGACTTAGCAAGTACTTGATGTCCAGAAATTAAATACCAATGATACATAAGCTAACTTTTTTGTGCTGGTTCTCCTGGGGGTATAGGTGTTGCGTTGTGTGGCGGGGGATGGTGTGGGCAGGGGGTACACCCTCTCTAACACACAGTAGGGGGCTAGTTCCAGTAGCCACAGTTATAGCTCAAGCGCAAACCCTTTATAATTCATTTTGTCACAAATATGATCTATAATTGTGACAAATGTGAGCTTTAAATTGTATATTGTATTATAGATCATTCAACTTAAACAATATACTACTATGGCAAATTATTATGCATTCACAAAAAATGGCAAGCCTGTATTAGGCAGTCCTATTCAAGGAGCAAAACCTAGAGGTGGAAAGACAGTACCTGTTATTCCTGCAAAAGAACTTAACGTTTTATTATCAACAGCCTACACAAATGAAAACTACACTGAGTTTGCAGATGTAGATTCATGGAAGCTTCAGTTTACAATTGACAATGACAGTCCTTGGAATCATGAGGTTGTTATTGGATGGGTGTATACTGGAGAACGCCTTACCGCAAAAACGTTATTAGAAAGTGTAAACAAGGTTGCCTCTCACATTGGAGAGTTTAAGCTTGTGAATAACGAGTTGCATCTTGTAAAAAGTTACATTGGAAAGATCGCATCTGCATGGTTGATCTTGACATTAGACTAAAAGAAAAAATACACCCAATAAAAAACCCAGGTCAAAAGCCTGGGTTTCTTTTTAGTTAGAAGTTTTAAGGAGTATGTCTGGGTGATCAGATAGTTCTACTTCATAGTGCCAATCTACGTCCTGACCTTGAGCACATTTGTATAGCATGCCACCATCAGCGCATACTTGAATACCTGTGATTATTCTTGGCAATTGCTCTAGGTCTGTCTTTAGATAGATGATTGTGCCAAGTTCAAATTGATTATTTATATACATAGTGCTTTAATTATATTCGTAATCTAATATTTTACCAACCACATCGCTTCTGTGATTCTCTTTGAGCTTGATCCATTTGATCTCATCAATCTTCTTACTGAGTTCAATAGCATAACTAAGACCGTTGTATTCATCTCTGATGTCTTTTTGCTCATTGTCACCATTGATAATGATCTTACCATGTTTACCCAGCCTTGTCAGAATAGCCAACATCTGTGCTTTAGATAAGTTTTGTGCTTCTTCTACAACAAGTACATCGTCAATTGTTTTTCCTCTAATGAACTGTACAGGATAAGCAACAATCTTTTGGTCTTTAATCATGTCTCCAATCTTCACAGTGTCATAACACTTAGTAAGATTTTCCATGAAAGCTTCAAGATAAGGATTAAATTTCTCGTCAAGAGAACCAGGTAAAAATCCTAAAGAATTACCAACTTCAATTGTGGCACGTGTAACATAGATTTTATCACATTGCTTCTTGAATAAAAAGTCTAATGCTGTGATTGCAGAAACCAAAGATTTTCCTGATCCTGCCCTTCCTGTTACGATAACAATTTGATTGTCTATGATAAGCCTTTTTGCGTCCTTTTGTTCTGAGTTAAGTTCAATGTTGTACTTGATTTCGTTTTTCCTAGGTCTGTTAGGCTCTCTCATATTTTAAGTTTTGGTTACACTACAAGTTACTAAAAAAATTCATTAAAAACGAACTTGTGTATAACCCAAGTAAACTTCCAATTGTTGCACCAATTGAATAGAATACTCTATCAGAAAAAGTACCAAATACAATCTTCTTTATGTTATAAGACCATACCATGGAAATTGCAAATGCTGCGAACATGACACCTAAATAAATTTCTTTTGCTAAAAAGCATGTGTTGACAGCAACAAAATAAACTTGAACTATACCTGTCAATGATAGTTTAATCTTGGAATGGATCATCTTTTATTTCTTTAGAAAGTTTGACTTTAATTTTATTTAATATGTATGTTGAATTCTTGGTCTTGAAAAGCAACTCATTTTTAGAAATCCTTTCAAAACTTTCTATTGTAGTTGTAAGCCACGTAAATGAAGCGCCATACTGAGGATTTACAATACAAGATAAACCAATGTTTGGTCTGGCCATAAGCTTGTGAAAACGTCCATCCTTTTTCCACTTGACCCATTTAAGTTGATCAGCTGTCCACATCTTACCATCATTAACTCTAACAAGATGATACTGTGTGTATTCTTTTGTAAGGTTGTCAAAACATTTTGTGCAATATCTAGGAAGCATTACTTGCTTGCCTTTCATCGCGTCTTTTTCAAACTGAGACATATCTGCTCCAGTTTTAATTATGGTTCTACAAGAAGAGCACAACAAGGCTCCCAGACCACCGTTGAATTTAAAGATTGCTTTCTCCATTTGGATATTGTTTTTTGGTTCTTTCTCCTATTGGTAATGGATCACCTGCTTCATCTATCCTCACAAATCTCATATTTGTATGAAGAACAACAGTTTGTGTTCCACTATACACATTATGAGCCCTGGCTTCCATATAAAGTGTAATTGATGTATTACCCACATGCATGACTTTACCATAAATCTTGACTAATTGACCTTCTTTTGCTGGCTTTTTAAAGACACATTTATCTATAAGAACTGTAACCATACGCGGTGTGTCACATACTTCCATGGCAAATCCTGCAGCTGCAGCGTCCATCCAAGCCAGTAGTTTTCCACCAAAAAGGTTGCCATGAAATCCTAAGTCAGATTTCTTAATAGGGTGTGTTGTTATAAGCGTCATGCCTTGCATTAGTAATAAAAAAGATTTAAACTTCACAAATGTAAATAAAAATTTGCAGAATTTAAACTTTTGAAGTATATTTGTATTGAGGTTTCATGTGAAACTATAAAATCTTAAACCAAATAACATGGCAACAACAGAAAAAGAACCAACCAGAGAAGAAGTCATTGCCTGGTATAAAAGCCAGATTGAACTTGCTTCTCTTCGCGCTGAGCTGGCGGAGTTACAAGCAAAGGCTGTAACTGAAGAAGCTAAACGTATTCAGGCAACAATCATGATTGCAAACATGACGACTCCTGATAATGCAGAAAACACCAATACTGACGGACCAGGTGGAGCTGAGACTTCAGAGTAAAAAACCAAACGTTACAAGTTTAAACTAAACTTGAATCGTTCTTTGACATTTGATTTGTGTTTGTGACAGAACAAACTCTTGAGAGGAGTTAATGTGGCTTTTCCAATTCTGCAAAGTTTTGAGGGAGGCGCTGTCAAGCATGTGAGTTAAAACCACTCATCTTAAAGGTAGCGTAACTGATAAGCTCTGAGGTCCTGTGAAGACATATACTATCTGATCTCCGCAGCAGGTGCTGGTAGTCAATCCAGCTAGTCATTAACAAGTGAACTGATCATTTACTTGGACTATGGGTGAAAAGGGGCATGCCCTAGACTTGTGGGTATTCAGTAATCCCACTGAACATCAAATCAATAACGATGAGGTCTCATAGCTCAATTGGATAGAGCAACAGCCTTCTAAGCTGTAGGTTCTAGGTTCAAATCCTAGTGGGATCACAAACAAGCCTTCTTAGCTCAATTGGTAGAGCAGCTGATTTGTACTCAGCAGGTTGTGGGTTCAACTCCTACAGAAGGCTCAAATTTTTAATAACCAAACATAAATAAACAATGGCAGAATTCAAAAAGCTGGTAGGAACAAGGGTGTTGCTTACCAAACCAAAAAAACCAGAATCAAAAGTATTGTTATCACCAGAAGCTGAAGCACAGATGGAAGCTGAAATGATGGCAAAATGGACAGCATTAGAAGTATATGCTGTTGGAGATGAGGTTTCTATCGTTCAACCTGGAGACAAAGTATTTGTTGAAACGTATTCATTACAGAATGCAGGAGTTGTATCAATTGGAGATGATTTAAAATTAATGATTGCAGAACGAGATATTGCAATCATATGGTAAACCCTTAAAACAAAAGCTATGTTAAAAACCATCATTAACAAGTTAACAGGCGCGTCAAGTTCATCAAGAGATTTTCAAGAAAGAAAAGACGCCATTCTTTCAGGATTTGTAACTACATTACATAGTTTGCAATCTTTGGAAGAAGAACAAGAAAAACATATTGACATGGTCAACAATCAAATTAATGATTTGATGGCAGAATCTGATCGCACTAAGAAAATTCTTAGTAGTACTCAGAAGACCATTTCAAAGATTCAGAATATTCTGGATTAAAGGTTTGGCGGGGTAGACTGGAGTAGGTCCCAGCTTGGTCTCATAAGCCAAACAACGTAGGTTCAAATCCTACCCCCGCAACAAAGAAAATGCATGCCATGCATAAGTCGCCAGTACCGCACTAGTGTAAGCGTAAAAAAAGCACTCCAAAGCTGTAAGGTGGGACAGCATACTAAAGACTCGCAAGTCTGATGTGAATTGGAAGTTCAGGTGAAAATCCTGAGTGTATGGTACATAACATTAATAAAATTAAAAACCATGGAAGTGAACAGAGTCCAAAAAAAGATTAGAGTTAGCTCTTACGACTTGGTTAAATATCAGATTATTACAGAATTGATATTCTTTAAAAAAGAACATTTAATTCCTTCTGATATTGAACTATTGACTTTACTTGCGTTGTGGGGTCCTATTGAGTTAGGAAAGTTCTGCAATGCCGCTGCTAAAAAATTGTACAAAAACATTGAAATGGAAGAGTTCTCTGTGCGTGCACAAAATGTACGCAATAGAATGGCCAAATTAGAAAAAAGAGGTATTGTACAAAAGATCAACAATGGGAAGAGACAAATACAAATTAGTCCTTCTCTTGGCATTTATGGTAAAGGAAACGTATTGTTAGACTATAATATTTTAGCCCTTGAATCCAACAAAGCGTAAGGAAATATCCAAGATAACTTCAGAAGCACTTGGATTAGATCATCTTGTTGTAGATGATATTGTAGCTTTTTTTTACAGAAGCGTGCAAAAGAAATTGTCTGCAGTAAATCATAGCTTTGTGAATGTTCCTAATATGGGAACATTTGTGCTTAAAAGACAACGTGTAGAAAAGAAACTTGAAAAATATGAAGCGTTCTTAAATAAAATTGATGCTTCTGAATCTATTGGCATGTATGAGACTTCTCTTGAGGTAAAAGCAGATATAGAAAAATATAAATCTATTCTTGAATTTATGGACCAAGAGAATGTAAGAAAAGAAGAAGTAAAAAAACTTAAACAAAACTATATTGATAATGTTGAACAACGCGATTAAAATCTGGAAAGAAAAGGGCAAGATTTTTGAAGGTGTTAGAAACAACATCTTTAAAAAAGAACACATTGAAGAAATTGCATATAGCAGAAATGAAGTGTGTATTAAGTGTCCTTACATTGACCTTAAAGGTGATCAGTGTGCTGTTGTTGGTACACAACCTTGTTGTAAAGAATGTGGATGTTCTTTGAGATTAAAGACAAGATCCCTTTCTTCTGAATGCCCTAAAGGATTTTGGAAAGCTGTAACTACACAGCAAGAAGAAGATCTTATTAGAGCAAGTATAAACCAAAAATAAGACAAAATGAGTTTAGTATTTGAACCTAAAACCCACAGTTACACATCTGTTGATCCAAATGATACCACAAAATGGATTAGTGTTACAACCTTGATAGGTGGTTTAAAACAACCATTTGATTCAAATAGCATTGCTAAAAAATCAGCAAGCAACAAAAAGAGCAAGTGGTTTGGTATGACAGTGGAACAGATTCAGGAGGTTTGGAAAAAAGAATCTGATAGAGCATGTACACTAGGTAATTGGTATCACGATCAAAGAGAAACAGATATCACAAATTGTGACACCATTGTAAGATATGATGCTACTCTTCCTGTAATCAAACCAATGACAGATGAGAATGGTTTAAAAGTAGCACCTTCACAAAAATTGATGGATGGCATCTACCCAGAACATATGGTCTATCTAAGATCAGCTGGTATTTGTGGTCAAAGTGATTTAGTTGAAGTAGCAAATGGATTTGTTCATATAACAGACTACAAAACAAATAAAGAAATCAAAGCTGAATCATTTAAAAACTGGGAAGGAATTTCTCAGAAAATGAATGCGCCTGTTTCTCATCTTGATGATTGCAATCTTAATCATTACAATTTGCAGTTATCAATTTATATGTATATGATTCTTAAGCACAATCCACAATTAAAACCAGGAAAGCTTACTATTCATCATATCATATTTGAAGAAGAAGACGAAAAAGATGAATTTGGATATCCAATTTCTAAGTTAAACGCTGAAGGAGAACCTATCATTAAAGAAATTGTACCTTATGAGTTACCATACTTAAAAGATGAAGTACTTTCAATTATGATGTACTACAAGGAGAACCCTTCTAAATTTTTTAAAAAGAAGAACTAATGGTAAAGATTTTTGATTTACAAAATGGTGTTGTGGTTCCTACAGAACATTGCTACACTTTGAATTTTTTAAAAAGGATTATGGATGAGTATCCTGAAAACTACATGACAGTTTACATGTACCTGTTTTACATGACATGTCCTAATCCAGATATGAACCCTTTTTTTGACACTCCAGAAAATGAAAAAGAAGAACTTATTCTTTCGCAACTTAATGTGGACTTTTCTACTGAGGATGACGCAATTTTGGCAGCTCTTGAGCTATGTAAAAAACTTTATGAAACCCCTACGTACAGGGCGTTTATGGGTATCAAACACATGCTTGACCGTTTGGCGAAGTATATGGAAACTACCAGTATTGAACACGGTAGGGATGGTAACATCAATTCTCTTGTTAATGCTGCGGCAAAGTTTGAGCAAATACGTCTATCGTTCAAAGGGGCGTACAAAGATCTCATGGAAGAGCAGAAGAGTCAGGTACGAGGAGGCCAACACCTTGCGTATGATCAAGGATAAAAGAAAAATTATGGAAGACGCATTATACCACTGGTTGTTTCATTTTAACCACCACACACAAACCTGGAATGGATTTCACAGGGATGATTATTTTGCATACTGGAATGGTACAAAACCTACACGTGCTATTATAAGAGCAAAAGATATTAAAGTAATTCATGAACTCATCATCAAAACTGATGGAGATAAAACTAAAATGAATGAGCTTACACGAGGAACTGGAAAGAATTAGAACAACAAGAGTAGAAATTGTTCATATTACAGATGGATATTTGATAAGCAGAAATGTAAAGAATACTCCACTTAAAGGTGACTGGATTTCTCTTGGCTCAGATGTCTATGTTGTAAAACAGAGAATCTGGAATTATAGTGATGGACACACTTTAAAACTAATAGTAGAAGAACCTAAAGATTAAAAATGTATTTAGAGATTCCAACATATGATGCTGTGACAGCAGAATGGTCTACAACTGTTTTTGAAACAAAAGAAGAGTATGTAGAATTCTTATGGTCTGTGTTTAAAGAACCTGGCCAATATGAATTTGATAAAACATCTTTACTATTCAATAAAGAAGCAAGAGCATTTAACAAATATAAAGTTTTTTGCACTGCTCCTTTCAGGTCAAAGGATTATGTGTTATATTGGGATGACCAAAAAGTAAAATGTAGAAAAGGAGCCATTTATAAAAATGGTTCTAAAACTTGGTTTTTAACTAGAGATTACTACATGTGGGTAAACTTTTTACCAATCTATAACAAAGAGGTTGCAAAGTTTACGTTCCCTGATGTACGTGATGCACAGTATCACATGGCTTTGTATGAAGAAATTGCAAAGCATTCTTCTAAACATGCTGCCATATTAAAGAAACGTCAGATTGCGTCTTCATATTTTCATGCTGGTAAAATGATAAATCTCTTCTATTTTGAAGAGGGTGCTATCAACAAAATGGCAGGATCTTTAAAAGACTATATCAATGAGAAAGGTACTTGGCGTTTTCTTGAAGAATATAGAAACTTCTTGAATACACATACTGCATGGTATAGACCATGTAATCCAGATAAAGTATTGAACTGGGAACAAAAGATTGAAGTTAACCAAGGAGGTAAGAAAAGAGACGTTGGTCTTAAGTCTGTTATATTTGGTCTGGCGTTAGAAAAAGATCCTACTAATGGTGTAGGGGGACCTTGTACATTATTCTTTCATGAGGAGGCTGGTATTGCCCCAAAAATGAATGAAACTATAGAGTACTTGCTACCTGCGATGAAATCTGGTATGACATATACAGGTATGTTTGTAGCAGCAGGATCAGTGGGTGATTTGGAGCAATGTGAACCTTTGAAAGAAATGATCATGAATCCTATCTCCAAAGATGTTCTTGCAGTTAAAACAAACCTTATAAATGCTGAAGGTGAAATAGGAGATTGTGGATTGTTTATTCCTGAGCAATGGTCAATGATTCCTTGTATAGATGAATATGGTAACTCACAGGTAGAGAAAGCTTTAGAAATGATTCTTGCTGAACGTGAAGAATGGAAAAGAAACCTTAAACCTGAAGATTATCAATTACGTATTTCTCAGAAGCCAATTAACATTGAAGAAGCTTTTGCATATAGGAAAGTATCCAAGTTTCCATTACATCTTGTCACAAAACAAATAAGAAGAATTGAAGATCAAGAATACTTTAGAGAATTTGTAGAACTGGACAGAAAAGAAGATGGTAAGATTGCAATTCGCGAATCAAGAAAACTACCTATCAGTGAGTTTCCAATTTCTCCAAAAACAGTTGATAAAGAAGGAGTTGTTGTTATATATGAAAGACCTGTAAAAGATCCACAGTTTGGAATGTATTACGCGTCAATTGACCCTGTGTCAGAAGGTAAGACAACAACATCAGATTCATTATGTTCTATTTTTGTATACAAGACAGCTCAGGAAATAACAAGACACAAAGCTGACGGAACTATAGAACAACATATTGAAAGAGATAGAATTGTGGCATCATGGTGTGGTCGTTTTGATGACCTGAACAAGACACATGAACGTCTAGAAATGATAATTGAGTTGTATAATGCTTGGACAATTGTGGAGAATAACATTAGTTTATTTATCCAGTACATGATTTCCAGAAGAAAACAAAAGTATCTTGTACCAAAAAGTCAAATTCTTTTCTTAAAAGAACTTTCAAGTAATACTAATGTTTACCAAGAATATGGATGGAGAAACGTTGGTACACTTTTTAAAACAAATCTTATATCATATGCCATACAGTTCCTAGAAGAAGAACTAGATGTTGAGACCATGGCAGATGGAACAATTGTAAAAACCTCATATGGTATAGAAAGAATTCCTGATATAATGTTGCTTAAAGAGATGGCAGCTTATAAAGAAGGACTTAACGTGGATAGACTTGTGGCTTTTTGTGCTTTGGTAGCTTTCGCCAAAGTTCAGGAATCAAATAGAGGGTATTCAAAGAGGGTTGAAAGAGAAGAGGGTAATTTGGATAAATCAAATAAAAATGCTAAATTAAGAGTGAGCCCTTTCCGTCATTTTGGGAATGAAAACTCATCATCTACAGCGTTGAGAAAGCCAAGAAATCCTTTCAAAAACATTAGATAATAACTAAAAAGTAAATAAGCAAGATATGCCAACAATAGTAAACGCAATGCAGATTAAGAATGGGGCAAAGGCAGAGCACAATAAAATGGGTACTCTGACTCAACCTATTCAGTTTTTGCGCAGAAAAGAAAAAGATGAGGCTTGGGGTGCATGGAACCTAGACTGGTTTGAAATGCAAGGTCTAAAGCAAATACGCAGAAATGCTAGAAGATTGCTCAAGAACTACAAGCTTGCGAATGGTATTATTGATAAATCAGACTACATTGTTGAAGAAGACAATGAAGTTGCTGAATTAATTGATGTTCTTACAAAAGAAGATCAGAGTGCATTTGAACTCAAGTTCTTTCCAATTGTACCAAACGTTATCAATGTTCTCACAGGTGAATTTGCAAAAAGAAATGACAAAATCACTTACAGAGCTGTAGATGACCTATCATATAATGAAATGATAGAGGCAAAACGTGCAATGGTAGAAGAGGTGCTTGTTGCCAGAGCTGAAAAGAAGATGCAAGAGACCATTGAAAAAATGGGTCTTAATCTTGAGGATGAAGAACAAGCAGCACAAGCTCAGCAAATGATGGCTCCTGAGTCTTTAAAGTCCTTACCTGAAATTGAAGAGTTCTTTAAAAAAGACTACAGATCTTTAGTTGAAGAATGGGCTACTCACCAACATAATGTTGATGAAGAAAGATTTTCTATGAAAGAATTAGAAAACTTGGCTTTCCGCGACATGCTTATTACAGACAGAGAGTTCTGGCATTTCAAAATGAATGAGGATGACTATGAGATTGAATTGTGGAATCCTTTATTAACTTTCTATCATAAATCTCCTGAAGCAAGATACATCTCACAATCTAACTGGGTTGGTAGAGTAGATCTTCTTACATTGGCTGATGTCATTGACAAATATGGATACATGATGGACGAAGACCAAATGCATAGTCTTGAGGCTATTTATCCTGTAAAATCTGCAGGTTATAATTTGCCAGGCGTGCAAAATGATGGGTCTTTCTATGATGGAACAAGATCATATGAGTGGAACACAAATGGTCCATCTCTTGGAATGCGTCAGTTTTTGAGTGCTAGTGAAATGCACATGAACACAGGTGATGACATCATCTTTAAAATCTTAAATGAGTCAGAAGACTTGCAAGAATTTAAAGACATGGGTATGTTGCGTGTAACTACTGTATACTGGAAATCACAAAGAATGGTTGGCCATCTGTCTAAAATTGATCAGACAGGCGTATTAGTAGATATGATTGTAGATGAAACATACAAGGTTACAGATAAACCAGTTTATGACACTACAGTTATCAAAAACAAAAATAGAGAAACATTAGTATATGGTGAACACATTGATTGGATCTGGATTAATGAAACTTGGGGTGGTGTCAAGATTGGTCCTAATAGACCAGCTTACTATGGCAATCATGATATCTTTGGATTTGCTCCAATGTATCTTGATGTAAAACCTATTCGTTTCCAGTTTAAAGGAGATTTTACATTATATGGTTGTAAACTTCCTGTAGAAGGTGCTGTATTCTCAGATAGAAATACAAAGTCAATGTCTCTTGTAGACAAGATGAAACCTTATCAGGTAGGTTATAACTTAGTGAATAATCAAATAGCTGATATCCTTGTAGATGAATTAGGTACAGTTATCATGTTAGATCAGAATGCGTTACCACGTCACTCAATGGGTGAAGACTGGGGTAAAGATAATTTTTCTAAAGCATATGTTGCAATGAAGAACTTCCAGATGTTGCCATTGGATACTTCTATTACAAACACAGAAAATGCTTTAAACTTCCAACATTATCAGGTATTGAATCTTGAACAGACTAATCGTTTGATGTCACGTATTCAACTTTCTAATTACTTTAAGAATCAATGCTTTGAGGCTATTGGATTATCACCTCAGCGTATGGGAGCTGTTAATGCACAAGAAACAGCACAAGGAATTGAGCAAGCAATAAACATGAGTTATTCTCAAACTGAACCTTATTTTACACAGCATTCAGAATATTTAATGCCTCGTGTACACCAGATGAGAACAGACTTAAGTCAATATTATCACTCAACAAAACCAAGTTTAAGGTTACAATATTTGACTACTATGGATGAAAAGGTTAACTTTGAAATCAATGGTACAGAATTATTAGCTAGAGACTTGAATATTTTTATTACAACTAAGGTTAATCAGAGACAAGTTATTGAGCAAATTCGCTCTCTTGCTGTTTCTAATAATACATCAGGTGCTTCTATTTATGATTTAGGTAACATTATCAAGGCAGACTCTATGGCTGAGATTACTCATGTTATGAAATCTATTGAAGATAAAACTACAAAAGCTAAACAACAAGAAATGCAATCAATGCAAGAAGCTGAGAAAATGCGTCAAGAAGGTGAAACTAAACGTCTTGAAGCTAAGCTTAAATTTGACGCAGAACAAAAAGCTCTTGACAGAGAATCTGATGAAAGAGTTGCTGAAATTCGCTCTGCTGGTTATACAGCAATGCAGGATCGCGATGCAAATGCTCAGAATGACTATATTGATACCTTGGAATATCTTGATAAGAAGAATGCAAAAGAAGCAGATCAAGCATTATCAAGAGAAAGAGAGGTTAATAGACAAGCTTCTGAGCAAAGTAAACTTGAACTAAAACGTCAAGAAATGCTTTCAAAAGAAAGAAT